CAGGACAACAAAATCAAGGATCTCGTTCGGTTGCGATTGGTGTTGATTCTGGTAAATTTATACAGGGTGATAACTGTGTAGCAATTGGTAATTTAGCCGGCGAGACTGGACAACAAGGTAATGCCGTTGCAATTGGTAACCAAGCCGGAAATAATGGTCAAATGTTTAATTCAGTCGCAGTTGGCGTAAGTGCAGGACAACAAAATCAAGGATCTCGTTCGGTTGCGATTGGTGTTGATTCTGGTAAATTTATACAGGGTGATAACTGTGTAGCAATTGGTAATTTAGCCGGCGAGACTGGACAACAGACAAATGCCATTGCAATTGGACCACAAGCCGGCCAAACGTTTCAAGGTTCCGAAGCTGTTGCAATTGGGAGAATAGCTGGACAGACTGGCCAAAAAATTAATGCTATTGCGATTGGTAATCAGTCTGGAAATGTTGGTCAAGGGTCTAATTCAGTCGCAGTTGGCCTAAGTGCCGGCCAAACGTTTCAAGGTTCCGAAGCTGTTGCAATTGGGAGAATAGCTGGACAGACTGGCCAACAAGTTAATGCCGTTGCAATTGGTAACCAAGCCGGAAATAATGGTCAACAGACTAATGCCGTTGCAATTGGCGTAAGTGCAGGACAACAAAATCAAGGATCTCGTTCGGTTGCGATTGGTGTTGATTCTGGTAAATTTATACAGGGTGATAACTGTGTAGCAATTGGTAATTTAGCCGGCGAGACTGGACAACAGACAAATGCCGTTGCAATTGGTTCACAAGCCGGCCAAACGTTTCAAGGTTCGGATTCTGTTGCAATTGGAAGAGAATCGGGTTTGACTGGTCAGGCAAATTATGCAATTGCCATAGGTAGGGGAGCAGGTCTTCAAGCTCAAAAGTTCGGGTGTGTTGCAATTGGTCGATATGCAGGTGTTAATTTTCAAGATTCAAATGGAATTGCTATTGGAAACGACGCTGGAAGATCTTTTCAAAAGGATAGCTCGGTCGCAATTGGTAAACAAGCCGGCAAAACGTTTCAAGGTTCGGATTCTGTTGCAATCGGCCGCTATGCCGGTAGATACCAGCAACCAGCAGATTCAGTAGCGATTGGCTTCCTAGCCGGAGAGACTGGTATTCTAAGTAGTGTGGGATCATTAATTGCGATTGGTCCAAGAGCTGGAAGAACAGATCAGGGAGGTATATCAGGGTTTGCAATCGCAATAGGAGCTGCCGCAGGTATTACTGGACAGCCAGCACATTCTATTGCTCTCGGAAAAGATGCAACCCCAACAGCTCCAACTGGATTGTTCGCAGTCCGTGTAAATAATACTTCGGCACAAGAATTTAAAACATCGTTTACTACAACTGCAACTGCTCCAACTGGTGGTATTGTTTATTTAATATGTAATATAGGTGGTACAAATTATAGAATATTACTGCAACAACCATAATAAATTTTTTCATATTTAACAATATGAAATTACAAATAATATTTCAAACAAAAATTTAAATTATCCGGTTCCAATAAATCTTTAATTTTATGAAACTGGCTAGGATTAAACTCTGCTATATCCATCAATACATCTTGATTAGCTTCATTTATATAATCATCCTTCCAATAATTAATTATCAAGTTTCTAAGCTCTAAAATATCATCATTGTCACGAGCTTTAATGAATTGGTCCATTTTTAAAATATTTATTAATTAATAAATATTCAATTTTTTTTATTCCTAGAAATAAAATGACTTGTGTACAAGGACACATACGATCCGGTTATACCAGACAAGACGGAGTAAAAGTTAAACCAACATTTGTATGCACAAAAACTAAAAATCTCATCGGACCCTTGAAAAAAGGCACGTTATCACAATTTGGCTATTCAATTGAACAAACCGCAGCAGTCAGACGTCAAGCCGTCAAAAAAGCCGTAAAGAAATACGGAGCACTCGCAATCTTTCGTAAACTAAACGCAGTTGCAACATTACAAAAAAATTCAAACCCAGATAATAGTAAAAAATTTAAAGCAGATGCAACTTGGTTAAAGAAAGAATATGGAATTTAATCCATCAAAGCCACCAATTTATCTATTAATTCATTTAGTTGATCAAGTGTATATGGAGTTAGACACAGTTCTTCATAACGTTTTAAAAAGCTCATTTGATATTCCCTAGTAATAGATTCTTTTTCATTACCACGGTTTCTCAGTGCGATTCTTTCCATGGCAGTATCTATTGGAACATTTAGATAAATATGATCTAAAATATAACCTTTTTCTCGTAATTCACGATCTTTTTCATAATGTTTTTCTTCCATCATTTTGTATTCTTCATCTGTTAATATACCGTTTTTCCAATGATTGTATGAAAATATCGTATATGCAGCCAAATGACCACGTTCCATTATAATAAAATCTACGTCATTTTTAAATGCCTCTTCTAAATCTTCTATAAAACTTTCCATAATAAAACATTGCAATTTAAACGCCCATTTCTTAGGATCCTCGTAAAATTTTTCTAATAGACCACTAGCCATCCATTTTTCAATAGGTTCATAAATGACAGTCAGCGACGGATATTTAGATTTAATATTTTCTAAAAAGGTCGATTTACCAGCCCCTATGAGCCCGTCCACCATCAAACATACTTTTGGCATTTTCTATTTATAATAGAAATTTATATTATATTTAAATTTTTTATATTTTAAATGGAATGTTATAATTTCAAACAATATAATTTTGATGATGGATTATTCAACGTTGATGCGACTTTTATTATTCACTTGGAAGGGACAGATAGAATAGAAAATATAAAATCTCAATTAGAACGCTATAAACCTTCTAAAAAAGTTTATATAGTTTATAATCAAGGTTATAAAAAATGTAAAAAACCAAATGTAACATCTCCACCTACAGATCTTGTTGCAACTTTTTTAGAAATATTTAAATTTAGCCAAAATATGAAAAGGATTTTAATTTTAGAAGACGATTACGATTTTACAACTCTAAAACAAGAGGATATAAACAATGTAAATCATTTTATAATCAAAAATAAGAATTATATTTATCAATTAGGAACCGTTCCATATATAAGCCGTCCTGTAGATGGTACTACATCACAGGTTTATTTATCAACTGGTGCACATGCTTGTATTTATAGCAATGAATTTATAAACAAAACATTAAATCATAAAGAAGAAATTTTAGATTGGGATTGGTATATAAATATATATGGTACCCGATATATGTACAACACACCTTTATGTTATCAAACATTTCCAGACACTGAAAATAGTAAAAACTGGGGATTTGGAAGTAGTATATTAAGGATGATTTATAAATTCTTAAATATGGATAAAATTGCAGAACCAGGTTATACAATTTTTTATTATTTTTCTATTCTATTGCCATTATTTCTAACAATAATTTTAATTTATATTTTTGTTAAATTTTTACAAAAATAAAAATATTTATTATAAAATGGACTGGATTATTCCACTCTTAATTGGCATTGCCCTTACAGTCATACTCGGTTCTTTATTATCCATAGGATCGCAAAGCTTATACAAACCTGCGCCTGCATCCACGCCCACTCCCCAAACTGTTACAGATGCAGTTGTTTATCCCTCAACTTTTACATATCCATTCATGCCATATTATTTTAATCATTATCCTTATAGACCATATCCCCGCAATCATCTCATTGGCCCCAATGGATGCCTCGGTGGAAAATGTGGAGGAGGTCTTATTGGCCCCAATGGATGCCGCGGAGGAAAATGTGGACGCAGAGGAAGATTAAATTGATTTTTAAAATCTAAAGTTTAGAATATTCACTCATAACTAAACATGACAACCATTACATTTTCTGAGGAGCAAGTTGCCAAGATTTTTGAAAATCTTTGTGACGAACATGACATTTTTTACGAGCAATATCTGTTTGAGAATATTAACTGGACCGAAATGAAAAGTGTCGAGGAGTTTCGCGATCAACTTGTTCAATGCATCCAAAACAAAAAAATTAAAGTGGATATTTTGCAAGTTATTAAGGACAGTTTATATGGCTGTTTTAAAAACGATCAAATGACGGTTCAACTCGACGAAACTAACGATGGAGCGTTTCTCTCAATTGTCAATTGGGATGTCTATGGCGACGACCAACCTGAATCACTGTTTATTCCCAAAGAAAAGAAAAATGATTTCATTTTGTATCTAAAAAACATGATTGAACGTTTGGAAAAACTATAAACAATATCTATTACTTTCATATTTAAAAATATGAAATTATACGATTTTCCACACGTTGCGACAATTGATACAATTCGCGTATGCATCTGTTGATTCATCGCCACTCCTCGTTTGCAGTGAAACAATATAAACTTCTTGACCTTTGCACTTGTTGCATTTATAAAGCCCTTTGACAGCTTCTTTCTTACGCGTGTCAAATTCAATGACAGTTTGTTCTGCGAGTTTGCATGACTGCCAAAGTGATAGCTCAAAAAAAGGCGTTTTACAAGATAGTTCTTTATAGGTTGTTGGATATTTCTTTTTACTCGCCAATAAATTATATTTCTCTTTTAAATCTGATTGTCTTTGTTTAATCTTTTTTTCCTTTTTATCATCGCTATCTTCCTCTTCTTCCTCCTCTTCCTCTTCGTCATCTAAAGGCTCAATCTCCTCCTCTTCTTCATACACGATTTGTTCAACGTCTTCATGATCTTCTAAATAATTTGGTTCGTCTTCCATTTATATTTTTTATATTTTTATTTTTATATTTCAATTTATCCGGAAATAACCCTTTAGTTCTTTTAGATTTTTAGCATATGCAACATTTGGATAGTAATCCATTGCTGCTTGAACTAGAATATGATCAGCTGAAACAATTAAAATTTTAGTTGCTGGATATAAAAACATTAATTCCCCTAAAGTAATTAATATTGCTGCATCTGCAGAATCACGACTTGTTGTTTTTGAAACATTTAATTTCATTTTATCATAATTCTCGCGATGACTTGACGGCCCTACAAATACTTGTACAGTTACATTTACAAACGAAACATCTGGATGAGCAAGCCATTTCCAACAATCGACTCTTTGATCTCCGTCTAAAAGTATAATGGTGGTTGTAGGAGGACTGAGAAGAATTTTATTTTCATTTTTCATACGATTCCAAAGTTTGTTGGCTACGTCGAGTTTTGCGTCGCTTTTACAAGAATGTATCATACTTGTAATAGAATCAACAGTACACGTCCACTGAGTACCATGACCTTCAAATGTAAAAGTTGGAACTGGTTTTGAATTTTTCAAACACCAATTATTAATTTCTGAAATTGCATTCATTTTCTAAAAATGAATATAGTTTTTATTTTTCAATTTGTTAAAGTAATTGTAAGGTGATTTCCATCACCATCTGCAAATGTTACAAGTGTACTAGTTAAACCTGGAAGACTATTAATTTTCTTATCCAATTCATCACACTCTGAAATTAATAGCCCATCTAAATCAACCTTAATATATGTTTGTTTCTTTGTAAGTGCAACGTTGATAGTATTGTAGATTCTTTTCCATATAGCGTCTTTTCTAGCAAGATCGAGAGCCCTTTGGTCATTTAGGTTGGCTTGAAGAGCAGCTGGGAGTTTTAATAAAAGTTCATCAAGTTGATTCATTTTTAGAAAATGAATATAGTTTTTATTTTTCAATTTTTTAAAATATTTCATTAGATTTCGTCTTTGGAAAAACGCGTTTGAGTGTTCCTTCTGTAATTAGTTGTTCTGCATAGTCACTTGCTTTTAGTCCAATTTTTTCCAACTGTTCAATAATAGTTTGGTCTTGGTAATCGACGCGATAATAGTAACCTCCGCATGGAGGTCCAGCTGAATAAATTTTAATATCACAATCTTTGTAATGTGCAATGACATCTAAAAACTTTTCATGAATTTCCAACCATTCCCCATTACCAATTCCAGGGTTTTGTAGGAAAAGAATTGAATATTGACGACTACCAATCCAGCTGCCCATCGACCTAGACGTCATTGGAGCTGCCACCAAAGTACCATCGTAACTGTAGGCAAACCCAGTTGGTGGAGGTGCGTAGAGATGTGGATCATCTTGTGGGTTTGTGAAATCGAATTCGCGTCCTGTGTCACAATTCATTTTTAGAAAATGAATATAGTTTTTATTTTTCAATTTGTTAATGAAAATTAGACATCCAAAACTCGAATTATAGAGTTTATTATCACTTGTGAAACAACTCTTTGTATTTATATATTTATAAATATATAAAACTTTTTTTCAATTATCCTTAATCGACGTAAGAATCGATAATCGACTCTTCCTTTTCTTTTTTAGGTACAGTCCATGGGCGCAATTCTGACAATTCTGTATCATTTTGAACAGTAAACATTATTTTGCATTCCAATTTCCTAAAATAAGGAATGCATTTTCGATTCCATTCCAATTCAAACTTTTCAAATTTATCTATAAATATATACAAGAAACCATGCGGATCTCGCAAACGTCCACCGGCCTGCATCATATTGTGAGGCATACCTAATAAAAAGACATATTTAGCCTTGCAATCCATGCCACGCGACGAACCCATCATTCCTGCAATTAAAATTCTTCTAGTTTTATCAAGATTTTGTTTTCCAACAGTTTTATAATCTACGTCGTAACCAGCCCCAGAAAATTTATCATAAAGCCAACGAATATTTTCTTGTCTTGGTGATAAAACTAGACATTGCCCATCTTTAGATTTTTCTGCAACCAAATTAAAGATTAACTTGTTTCTTGCTTTATTTTCTGCTAAAGACTTGTCAATTTCATGTTTATCTATCTGCGTATCACCTAATACATTTGTGACAATTTGTAAATTTGGTATAAAATTTGTTTGAACTTTAATAGCTGTTACATTTTCTTTAGTAACAAATCTATATATAAATTCTTTTTCTGGACCAAAATATTTATGGAGTGTCTTATCTAGACCATTTGATTTTTTCGTGGTTGCTGACAGTCCTAATAAATAATCTGGACAAATTTTAGGAAACAGGGGAAAAAAGCTTTTTGCTGGAGCTTGATCTACTTCATCTAATACTACGGTTTGGAATCGTGACAAGAATGTAACTGGCAACGTTGCAGCTTTTTTAAGACCAACAATAACGATTTGTGCAGATTCTGATGGTTCTTTTTTATTTTTATACCATTCTACTTTGGCATTGGAAAACTTTTTCAATTCATCATATGTTTGTTGTTGAACGTCTAAATTAAAAACAACCCACAATGTCACACGCCCTAATCGTCGAACAGTTTCTATTGCACAAAGCGTTTTTCCATAACCGGTTGAGAACCAGTAAAAGGCGTGTCCTTGTGTTACAAGTTTATCAATCCCCAATTGTATAGTTTCTTCTTGATTTCTGTCTTCCTCTTTATCATCTGGGTTATCACCACCATTTCCTGTAAATGGGTCTTTTTGATAATCGAAAAGAATCTTATATCTAGGTGTTTTAAAATGCTTTCTATATGATTTCCCGGAAATTCCTATAGCACGAGGACATACATAAAAAGTTTCCGTTTCTACATATAATTTATGAGTTTTTGGATATGGTTTAAAATTCGTTCTTAGTTCTTTAACTTTGCTATGTTTTAAAAGTTGTATTTCGTCCTTTTTTGTTAAACTAGCTTTTTCAACAAAAATAGACATTTTATTTTATTTTAAAATATTTTTTAAATTTCAATTTAAAATGTCTTGTTCATCATTACGTTCAACACACAATATTTGTGTTTCAAATTGTTCAACGAATTCTTGCCCATGTGAACCAAATTCAGCATTTTCATTCAGACCATTAAAACCATGTTTAGAAATATTAGACAATGGAAACTTTACACAAGCTCAAATTATTAACATTATGTGTCAAGAAGTAGCTAATAGATATGAGGCATGTTCAACAATTACATTTCAAACTACATTACAATTTATGCAATGTATGGGATTAACAAATTGGCCTATATTTAGCTGTCCCGTTGAAATAACTCTTGTTCAAGAGCAAGTTTCTTTTGTTGCAGCAACTATCATAGGAGGTGTTGCAACCCCCACAAATATAACTGTCACACCAATTGGACAATACGCTATTACAATTAACGGAAATCCATGTGTAACTGATAGCATACTAACAGTTGCATTTAATGATATAACTCCTATAGAAAGAGCACAAATTTGTGATACTACAATACCATGTATACAAAATCCAATAACTTTTGATGATTTCATTTTATGTTTATCTCAGCAAACTTTTCCAAATATATCAACAATTGCAAACATTGCATTATTCAATCCATCGTTTGGTGGCGCCGCCATTGCAGAAATAGTTAATGGCGTGTTTTCACCTATTCCTGTTCCTATTGCTTTACCAGCAGGTCTTTATGTAATATTAATAAATGAGGTACCTTGTGACCCAGTATTAGCTGTAAATATTTCTGTATAATATTTATTTTCAAATGTAAATGTATGTATTGGAAAATATTTTAGGCCAAGGAACATATGGCGTAACTTGGTTGGCTAAGGATTCTGTTGGACAGCAAGTAGCCATTAAGAAATTAAAAGTTCCAGATTATTTGTCTTTACAAGAAGATCTTATTATCGAATTGGCTGCACTAAAATCTATATTGCCAACATGTGAACCATATGCTGTATGTATAAAAGATTGGAGTATAAATATGGAAGATGGTGCACAAATAGTAATGGATTATGTCGACGGTGTTTCTGTCAATAAATTAATAACTGGTTTACAGTTGCCTTTATCAACAAGACAAAATGATGAACGGATTGTGTATGATTTGATAAACGGGATAAAGCATATTCATTCTACTGGCGTTGTTCATCAAGATATAAAGGATGAAAATTTAATGTGGGATATGAATTTAAAAATATTCCGATTTATAGATTTTGGTTTGTCATGTGTAAAAATAAATTCTACAGTAAACACCTCTCGCAGAAATTGGCCATGTGGCACAATTGGTACATATTACACAGCAAGCCCCGATATGGCAGCTATACGTGGTAAAAATAGAACTATTTCATGGGAACAATTGCAAGCACATGACTATTGGTCAATAGGTATCGTCTTACTTCGTTGGTTTACATATAATGGTTCATATTACTATTACTCAGATTTGTTACATAATTATTATAAAAGACCGCCAGTCAATAGACTACTTTCGCGATCAAAATTTGCTCCAGTTTATTATGAATTTTCTGAAGACCTTTTACAGCATGAAATTAACAAAATTCCCAATTTAATGGCAAGACAAGTTGTTGAAAAACTTTTAATTAAAGATTGGAAAAAACGATTTGCAGCATTTTAAAACATAGTTTTAACGATTCATTATAATAAATAATGAAAAAGGTTATTAAGGGGAAGCAAGTACAACAGTGCCACATGACTTACCATTGACAAAAATCTCATATGTTTCGTCGTTAGCAATAACTACTGGAGGCATAGGGCCTGTAAAAGCTCCGTTTTTAACAGTTCCTAATTCCAAGAAAGCGCGTGGAGAAACAACAGGTAATAGAGCTAAAGTAATAACAGCTGGGCATGCAACAGCTGCAAATTTTGTTTCAGCCAATTCAGTCTGAAGATTAATTGCTGTTCCGGAAAAAACTTGAGGTACTCCAATAACTGATAAAAGATCTAAGCAAACTTCGTTTGCAAGTCTTCCTTGTGAGAAAAAGACGTTGTCTTCTAAATCTGGGCAAGGGCATAAAGGTCTGCAGGCAAAAGCCGCAGCGACGGGGCATGGGCATAATGCAACGCCATTATCTTCTGGGCAGGGGGGAACGCAAATATTGTGTAAAGTTCTGGTTGATGAACAAGACATTTTTATTATAAAATGAATAAAAAAAATAAAAAAATTAATAAATGGCAACCATTGAAGAAATTTTAGAAAAAAATATTTCTAATAATAGCTTTGGGCCCAATATTCTATATAAAGAATTAATTACTCCTGCCGTTATGAACTTTATTATTTATGCCAATAGACAATTCACCTTGTCAGATAATACACAAGGCATAAATAAACTCGTTAGGCATTTAAAATTAATTATAGGAGGAGGTGCAGCGTTTGATTATTACATAAAGCATACGGCGAAAACAGGTGTTTTAAATACACATGATTTCGATATGCGACTATTTCTAGATATACCTCCTTCTAAATCGCCATTGTTTACATCTGAACAAAAAATGACAGAAAATTGGATGCTGGATATATCTAAAGAATTGGGTGGCTTGTTTGCAGACTATTTAAATAAATATGTTTCAGATTCAAATATAGAAAAACTATTGAATAGTAAAAATATTTTTATATCAGAATTCAAACAAGTTGATCGAGGCTTTTTAACGACTGTTGAATATAAATTAGAATTTGATGGACAAGTTTATTTAGATTCCATGGTAGACATTGTACCACATATACCATCTAAAGCAATTCATTACGGCCCACTTGAATTAGACAAGACCAAAAATTTTGAAAACTATAATAAAAAAGACTTTTCTGGTGTTTCGTCAAGAAATGGGTTTTTCCAATCATCTATTGTCTACAACAAAACAGAATATGGAATTTATTACGCATCTTTAGGCTTTTTAATATGGGACACCGTTAGAATGCTAAACTATATCATAGATGCCAAATATGGAGGAACAAATAGACCAAATGTTGATCCAACGGTAAAATTTGAACGCTATTTAGAAAAATACAAAGTCTTATTGTCTTCGTTATCAAGACCAGAATTATATTTAAACTGTGAGGCATTTTCAAGATTCATAGGAAAATGTAATAAATTGAAAAAAGTGTGCCTTGTCGACGATACGAAAATAACAAGTAAATCAGATCTTGTCTATAAAGGTATAGAAAAAGGCGTGTTTCCAAACGAAGTTTACTGGTTCAAAGAATTATTGAAAATGGATTTTTCAAGTTTGTGTAATACAGTAATACAGTAATTCATTATTTTTATAATGAAAAATTATGTCAAGTCGTCGTCTTGATCATCCGGGATTGTTTGTATAATCGAGTCATCGTCTTGATCATCTGGGATTGTTTCTATAGTTTTCTTAATAGTTAGAAGAATTTCTGTATACCAAGGTTTAAGGGGAGTGATGCTATCATACTCTACTACAGCTTTTGTAAAGTGATCAATATCATAAGTTTCAATTGCATGTAGAACCTCTCCTAAAAACTGACATTCACGAGATGCTGCAAAACTGACATTTTGTTCCTCGTAATTTTTCAATGTACGTAAACTTGCAACATAATCCCCACTAGCGAATCGACAGAGAGCAGCCTTGAATAAATACTCTTTAGATCTAAATGTTAAAGAACTATTATCTACAGATATGAGAGAAGCATTCTCCCAAATAGTGATTGCTTCTGAATATAGCCCTATCGACTTGGACGACATGTAATCAGCCGCCTTGAGTAGACAATTTTGTTCTAGAAATGTTGCATTCTCTGTTTTATATAGCCCTGCTGCTTCACGATATGTTTCAATTGCGTCCATAATCATTGATTCCTTCTCATAAATCTCAGCTATTTCCATTACTAATTTAGCTGCCTGTTGAAACTTTCCATCTTCCAAACAGTAAGTCACAGCTTTACGATAAGCAATCAACGCCTTTTGTGATGAGAAATTTTTATAACAACCCGCGCCAGCTACGAGCTTACTCGAAGCTTCCCAGGGTGACTCTGCCCTAAGGCATTCTGATGCACGAATATATGCATCGGCGGCATCCTCCATATTCTTTGCAATTTTGTATAGAATGGCTGATTTTTCAAACAGTTCAGCCGCGTCTTGATAATTCTCTGATTTCGATCCCCACCATGTTTTCAACTTTTTTTCTGCCTTTTGATATAATATTTCCGCATTTTTATTTGGATCATCCAAAGGATTACTGGTCTTATCCATACTTGTCTATTTCATTATTTTTACAAATATTTTCAATTTTCATTATAAATGTCTTGTTTATCATCTCGTGCATTACATGGTATATGTATTTCCGATCAATGCCAACCATGTTGTCATACAAATTCAGCGTTTTCATGTCAGCCATTAAAAAGATGTGTAGAATTGTTGGACAATTTTATCTTGCCTGATGCATTTAATGTTTACTGTACTATTTTTACCGATTTTAAAAACATTGGTATTCAAATAGGTTTTTTTACTATCATTACCCAAATTATAGGAAATATAGGAAATAATATTGATACAGTAATATCTTTTTTAGATGGTTCGCCATTTCCTAATAAACATTGCAAATTATCGTTTGAAGTAATTAATGTTACAGAAAATTGTACATCACATCTATTTGTTATTGAAAATAAAATCATTTTATCCGGCTCTATTAATCCAGGTTGTGTCTATACGACGGGAGACAGACTGATTTTTTTAATAAATAAAAAAGAATGTTTTAATTTTACATTTTAGACTGTTTATATTGTTCAATGACACTTGCGGTAAACTTTTCAGCCATATATGTTGCTTCGAAAACAGTATTTGCACTATAGATACAAACTTCAATACCGCTTGTATAAACTACGACAACTTCGTAATCTCTTACACCAATAGTCTCGATATCGTCTAAATCAAACTGCGGTCCAAACTTGTCAAATTTTATGAAATTCATTATTTTTATAATGAAATATTTTTTTAAAGATAAATGAGTTTAGCGACTAAATTGACAAGTCTTGAATCTATTATCAAACAGAAAAAATTCGAATTGCAACAGATAAACGCTATGAAAAAGAAGGAAATGGATCCATTAATCAAACAACACGAAAAATTAAAAAACGAATTATACCAATATATGAAAAGTAAAAATTTAGAAATATGGCAAGGAATATCTATAAAAAATGTTGCCCCAAAAGAAACTAAAACGCCTCCTGTACAAGAGAAGGCGAACTAATCGTAGCAAGATTGACCTTGATACAACACACATCCTTGCACTCTACACTTCTATGATGATCATTATGCTTGAATGAAATTGGGAGTTGCGTGCTATTTATATATGAAATCCCGCCTTGTTCATTTGAAAAATAGATCTTATTTACAGGATAATTCTTGATCCACATCTCACACCTAAGACATGGCTTGGAATTTAGGAGACTTGTCTTGCTGTTGTTTGTTCGTATGACCAACATGTCAAATGAGCGACGCTTGTCCTTGACCTTTTGTAGTGCATTTAGTTCTGCATGAACAGAAAAAACTGCCCCAAGGTGCTTAAGATTGCGGCAAAAACAATTGAAACCAGTGGCAATAACCTTTTTGCCGCGGAACAATACACAAAAATGATGAAAGTTGCTGCAACCGCAGCGACGCATCGACAGTCGCAAAGCAGTATCAAGTATAGATTGCCGCATTTTTTATTTATATTTTTTTAAATATAAATTTCAATTTTAGTCAGTAACCATTTCTGTAGGAAAAAAAAATTCGACCAAGTCTTCAAATGTTTGAAATGATTCACTTCTCGTAGTATGTCGTTTCCATTGTTCAAAAGACATCAAGACGACCCCAACAATTCGATTTGTAAATTCGGGATTTTCCGCAAAAAGATCGTATCTGGCAACTAATGGCCCATTGTAATTGTCCAGAAAACGATAAAACCAATCTTCGTGATCAAAAGTTCCATCTTGAAAAAGACAAACTGGATGAAAAGATCTCCTGTCAACATCCGTTTCCATGGTGTCAATGATAGGAAATGTCAGATTTTGTTGAGTAATTGGATGAATGCAAGTAATAGTCGTCATTTTATTGTTGGTGAAAATTCTAGATTTCTGATTTTAAATTTCAATATTGTTTCTTATTCTAAATTTTTTATGAGATTCTACAGAATGATTGTAAATCGTATTTATCATTTCTAAAAATTCATCATGTGTCAAATTATTTTTTGCCTGATTCGCAATTTTAGAAACTAAATGTACGTTATCTTTGGTATAACCTTTATCAGAATCTATCCTGTCTATTGACGTAGAGTAGTTATTTTTAATTGTCCAAATTAACTCCTTACCTGAATATGCACATCTATTACCTTGTTTTCTTGCCAAGTTTAAAATAAAATCAATGGTAAGATCAAATTCGAAACATTCTATAGGACGTTCTTTCTTCTGACGTTTTTTGATAGAAGATTTGCACGTTTTAAATAATTTTCTTATATGTTTTATTGCTAGTTTATTGTCAATTTCTTTTTCAATATAATTAAAATACTGAAATCGATATATTTGTTGAACAAGTTTTAAAAATTCTTGTTCAGTTAAATCAGACTTGGCTTGATTAACCGTTTTTGATACAAATTGAACATTTCCTTTAATATATCCTTTTGATGAATCTATGCGATCTAGAGAACATGTATTTATATCATTAGCTTTCCAACTAAGTTGGTTTCCAGAATAAACGCATTTATTTTCTTGTGAGGCATTTAGTTTTAATAAGTAATCTAAATCAATGTTAATTTCATCTACTCTTCCTTTTCTCAAACTGGCCTGTACACTACTCAATAAAGTTTTTATTCTGTTGACATTTGTATGATTTTGCTTTCTAATTTTATCTTGTTCATTTTGACATATTTTACAATATGATTTTTTACCAGATTTATTTAAGTTATTATTGAAAAATAGATATTTAGGTTTTTTAATATTACAATCTAAACATAATAATTTTTTATTAATATTTTCTTGCTGAAAATCATTCTTGTATTTTAATGAAATTTTAATTTTTGTTTCTAAAAGTCTTTGCATTTTAGAAAAAGCCTTGGGAGCAAACACTTGATATAAATTTGTTCCAATTGTACATTCTTTGCATAAAAACTGTTTGTACATTTTAATATTAAAATATAGAGTCGTTCTTTTATGTCCACATTTACATAGAATAGTTATTTTTGTTTTTGAATTTTTATATTCGGATAACAATTTACATTCATTTTCATTTAAAAACGCCTTAACGTTTTCAATGTCCAACTTTGGAGGCATTCCTTATAAATATAAGGAATATTAAGGTGAAAGGTTTATCTATATTTATACCCTTGGCGTGATTTTAGTTGCTATTTTAAATAGCAAGAACCCTATACTGGAATTGCACCAGTGACATTTTCATTTCGTTTCTATAGTTAGAAGTGAAAAATTCTACTACTGAATTAATAGGGCTTGTTTATCGGGCTGTTCCATAAAGGAATCGAACCTTTGCTTTGTCATGGAGGGTGACATGTCATGCCTTTAGACTAATAGAACCTACCCAGAGGGCACCCTGCTAGGGATTGAACCTAGGACTACTGATATTACCAGCTGTTTTACCAACAAAACTCCAGGGAATTGTTTAGAACGACTGTAGTACGATTTGAACGTACGCCTCCTAAGAGACACCTTTAGCAGAGGTGCGCATTAGACCACTCTGCCATACAGTCTTTTTAGATAGTTTAATGTCATATCTAGGACACGTTTGATTATTATAATCAAACGTAATTTACCCTGTCGGGGGATTGAACCCCGATCTATGGATTAAAAGTCCATTGAATAGCCAATTGCGCCATAAAAGCATTAGATAGTTTAATGTCATATCTAGGACACGTTTGATTATATAATAATCAAACGATACCTCGTCGGGGGATTGAACCCCGATCTACGGATTAAGAGTCCGTTGAATAACCAATCATTCTCACAAGGCATTAGATAGTTTATTGTCGTTTCAGACTTGCAATTAACAGGGATCGAACCTGTGCGGCTTACGCCAACCGATCTTGAGTCGGTCTCCTTAACCACTCGGACATAATTGCTGTTACCCCCACAGAGGATCGAACTCTGGACCTACTGATTAAAAGTCAGTCGCTCTACCTGCGGAGCTCTGGGGGCTTATGAATAGTTTAATGTCATATTCGGGACAAAATAATCATTGTTGAATGAGTATTGTTCCATAGTGGAATCGAACCACTGTTTGGGCGGTGAAAGCGCCCGGTCCTACCGACTAGACTAATGGAACTAAGGGTGTATTAGCGGTGAGCTTCGATCTCACGACCTTGGAATATCTTTTACTTCTTTGCATATTTTTTTATAAATATAAGTACCACGCACTACCAAACTGTGCTACGCCAACGTTTTGTTTCGGGAGTGCCAATCTTGTCTTGGTCAACTCACCATTTATATTTCAGTCTTGAAAATATTTTTCAATTTTTTTTATATTTTTATTTTTAATCGCTCACATAGTGAGCGACCAGTGGACAGTAACAAACACTTTGGTGTTTGTTACTTGTCTATTTTTATTATTAATTTTCGTATTAAGCTGAAATAAGTGAATCGATCCGAAGTTCTATTGTATCAAATAGGGCATAAGCTGAATTATTAGATATATGGGTCTTTTTAAGATTTTTAATACCTTCTCTTGCATCTGATATATATTGGACAATTTGTTTTTTGTAAACTTCACTATCCTCCTTCTTTTCATAAATTTCAAGTAAATTAAATGCTTTGAGTATAACGTTTCTACAGTATTCTGCCGTTTTACGCCCATTTTCATCAGGAAAACGAAAGAATCTGATGAAGCTTGACAATAAATTTTTCTGTTCCGTATAACCAGTCTGTATATTTAAAAACTCGTCAGGTTTAACAGATGCAATAAATTTCAACTCTGCCAACACAGAAAGATAATCCCTATCGTTCATTTATAATAGGTTTTAATTTAAAAATTATTATTTATGAATCAAAAATAGATTCCTCCCCTCCATCAGATTCGTTTATCGTAGTATAATTAGACTCTTCGTCAAATGTTTCTTCGTGCTGTTCCCTATGAACCTCTTGTTCTTTTGATTCTTGTTCAACAGGCTCTTTTCTTAGAATAAAGTAAACCATAGCACAGATAGTCAAAACTCCGACAGAAATTAATACAATCGTTTGAGTGTCCATTTATTATCGTTTAAGATAATTAAAATAAAAATCTTTTATTTTTATATACCATGACAAATATTCGTTGGTAGCCATTTTCTTATAAAGAAATTTACTCTGGAATAAAATAAAGTTGATAAATATTTAAGGAATGATCTGAAAACCATTCGCTATAATTTTCCGCATATTTATAATCTCTGTCATCACCAATAGGCCTATAAGGAACATAACGATTTTCTAACCCTCTTTCAGGAACTATAACATCGTTTATTATCTTAAAGTCGTCACTATTAAATATTATATTATCAACCGTATCCCATTGATTTTCATGTATTCCTGTAACAAATCCAGATGGATTAATTTTAAATCTCGAATATGAAGTTTTAAAAGGTCTGTCTAATATTGTATAATTATAATTTTCAATATCTGACTGACTCAAATTTTCATTAAAATCTCCAATAATAATTTGATTTGAAGGAAATTCTTCGCATAATTTATTAATGATCTCCCTGCGTTCAATTCCTTTTGCAGGATCGCCATTAAGATGAACATGTGATAAAACTAAATATTTTCCATTTGTTAAAATTATCTCATATGGAGCAATTTTAGAAAACCGATATTCTTCAAATGGTAATTTAGTTAATTCAACAAATATATTAGACTTGATCATTACAACTAGCCTATTTTTCGTATCATAATCTATTTTAAAATGCGTAAATTGTATAGTTAATAAATTATAAAACTGTATATCTACCTCTTCCAAGCAAATTATATCTAACGCTGGAATATTTAGCAGCGTCGTAATGATCATATTATAACGAGCATTCCATTGTTCTGTAGTTTCCCCAGTTGTAGAGTGAACATATGAATCAGCCGGTATAGCAAATTTAGAAGCTGTATATGACATTATATTTAAATTTGCAACTAGTATTTCATTATAAGGAAATATTAAATCATGAGCCATTTATAAAAACTAATTTCTTTTTTCTAAAAGAAATTTTCAATTTAAAGCTAACTCGAAACTTGCTTTAGCTTCGTAGTAACATCGACCACCAGGCATATAATCTATATGTGTTTGCAACTCTTCTAATTTTGTGGTTAAATCTTTTATGGTTGCAATTAAATCAATTTCTTGATCACCATCAAAAATAATGACACGTTTATAGCCACTTCCTATATAAATTGCGTCAGACTCACAATTTTGAGGAAAATCACCAAGAAAGTTATTATTAATTTCAATGTATTGTTGAGACATATTTATTACAGACATTTTAATTAAATACTTTATCTAAAAGTAAGAGTTCCAATATTAGCTCTTCAATTAGTCTATAGCCTCTTATCTTTAAAGGTATTTTATTTTCTATACAAAGATTATTTATTTTATCATCTGTAAATTTTTCATATGTTTTAAAAAGTTCTAGCTTTAAAATATCTGTCCATAATTCTACTTTTGTTTTGTTAATTTTTTTGCTAGTTGATTTAGATGCCTTTTTATCAGTTATGCCAAATTTACTACAAACTCTTACAAGAAGTTCCCTTTTAATTGACATGTCAGCCAACTCTTGTGCATGATTCACAGAATTCCAATTCTTAAAAATATCCTCAAAATCTTTAAAAGGCGTTTGTTTGGGTGAATTCCTAAAGGGAGTTTGTTGGGGTGGTGGGGCTGTTTTAACCGGGCTTGTTTTAGTTAGAAATTGATATGCTTGATTAACAAGTTTACATATTTCTTGTGCAACATAATCAGAATTTTTATCAGGATGGTATTTTAAAGATAGTATATGATAATGTTTTTTAAGGTCAGCAGGAGTACACGGTTCCGTACTGTTTAAAATTTTTAATGCTTCTGTTCTATTCATTTATATTTTCTTTTTAGTTAAAAAGAATTTCAATCAAACAAGTTTCGAGTAAAAGAAAATCCACTTGTAGTCGATCGCGCAATTTGTGCTAAAGCGGAAAATGGCGCAATAACTACAGTTTTAAGCGCTTCTGTAATGCTATCGACAACACGTCGCTTATACATAAAATTGTTTTGCATTGTCAGACAATTTCGTGCAGCTAAAATACTAGTTACTGCCATACAAACTTGAATTGCAGTAGGATTTAGAGGGATATCGTTGGCAAACAGAGATAGGGTAACGACTGTTTTAACAATCATGCTAGTTAAAAGTACAGTTACACATGTTAGATAGATATCAGTTCCGTTGTATTGTTCTTGGTTTGTATGTTCGGCATTGTATTCTTTTGGAGGATTCATTCAATATAATTATATTAAATATTTTTAATTTTCAATTTTTATTGTTTTTTATTTTGCATCTGTAACAGATTTCCGTAACAGACTGGTTTAGTTGCACTGATCACAATATTTTACAGTATCTACCAATTGATCGTCAATATAAAAAGATGTTTTCTTAAACAACGCACTGATCCAATTCATTAAAGCTCTTTTTTACTTGGTGTTGATTTGGTTGATACAGACGCAGATAATGGTTCAAGTCGACATTGGTCCAATTCATCTTCGTCGATCTTTTCCCATTCTAAACCATGTTCTTTGATTAGTTTAATGGTTTCATGAGTCAGAGTTGTTGGGTCACCATTTTTAAGTCGCCCAACGACTTTATTACGTTTGCTGCACCAAATATATTTTGTATCTTTGACAACCATCCAGTCTCCTTTATCTACAATTTCAATTTCCTTTTCATCTGGTACATCTGCACTCAAAATCTTAATCATTGCCTGATGTTCTGGACTATTTCGTTTGGCGCACCATCCAGTACCATAATAAAGAGAGTTATTTCCCTCATTAACCCAGCGACCAGAAATAACGTTGAAAAACTGATTCTTTTCAATAGCTTGTTTATAAACTTGTTTTAACTGATCATGTGACGTAATTTTTCCAATTGGAAAACCAGACAAACTAAAATCGCTTGTATCGTCTTCTTTCTTACCAAATTTGTTAATAAAAGCAGAAACATCTTTTGGTTCTGCTTTGAGATTGAAACGCGCAACGAGCGCAACTGACAGTTTGTCAACGAGTTGAGGATGAATAAATTCACCAAGCATTTATATTTTTATTAAAATATATTTAAATTTTCAATTTTCCAACTGTCTTTTAATATCACTTAAAACATCTGCAGCATGACTCCATGATACACATTCTGGAATAATATAACGGGAGTTTCCATCTTTAGTTGTACAAGAAATATTATAGACATCAGCACATACATTTGTAATATGACATTCTTTTATTTGTTCCTTTTCAATAATTATTGAACTGTGTATATGTAACCATTTTGTTTTCTTTTGTTCCATAGACATTTTAAATTACAAAACCAATTAAATTGAAAATTAAAACTAATATCTCAACTTGATGAAATTACTATTAAAGAACGTAATGAAATTCTAAAACTGATTAACGAAATGAATTCTAGTCTAGATCAAATGAAGTCTACTCTAGACAGTATTGATTCTAATATTAACAAACTGAATTCTAGTCTAGAAAACATTGAAACACATGTTGACAGTATTGAAACACATGTTGGCAGTATTGAAACACATGTTGACAGTATTGAAACATGAAACATGGATTCTGAAAAAATAATAAATCTTAAATATATTTAAAAATATATTTTTCTGTTGAATAAATGTTTGCCATATTGTTTGCAATTTTTATTATTATTTGCATTGTCATCGTTGCATGCAAATGCACTTCATCCCCTGCTATAAATCTTTCTACTCTAGATGCAGTAGTTAGACCAAAAGGTTGCAAATCGTGTCAGCCCGAAAAGAAATCTTGTGCAACAGGATTGTGTAGCAAGAAATTTGGATGCGGTAACTAAATTTCCAACGATTCCTCGTCTTCTTCCTCTTCCTCTTGTTCCTCTTCCTCTTCCTCTTCTTCCTGTTCCTCTTCTTGTTCCTCTTCCTCTTCTTGTTCCTTGGCTTGTTCTAAAGAATATTCTAGGGAATCCATGCTTTTGGTAGGACTTGACTTGGGTTTATTTATAGGTTTCTTTTTGACGGGTCTAACCGAAGGATAATCTTCTTCAACAAGTGTATTTTTCAATATAAACTTGTCTATATTTTCTACTCCTTCTACAATACCTCGTTTATTTCCATTTTTAATTAATAGACATGGTATTCTTGTTATTCCTAATGATTTAACGTATTCTTTTACATTTTTGCCTTTAATTTCAAATGATTTAAATTTAATATTGTTTTTCATTAAAATTGTATAGGCGATTTGACATTCACGATTGTTTAAAACATAAAAGAATATCATTTAATATTCATTATTTTTATAATGAATTTTCTTTTACTTGCAAGTAAAATCAACAATTAAATAATCTGTTGGATCATAAATGTCAGAAATATAAATAATTTCTCTTGTCCAAATGTTTGGAGGGATGTTAATATTTAAAGTTTTAGCAACATGTCCGATTCTTGTTGGCGGAACTTTTCGCAAATATGCCATAAGCGTAGAAGTTGTATAATAAATCATTCTGGCAAAATTTACAGAATACAAATTTTAATTTTCAATTTTACAAGTAATATAGATCTCTAAACTGCCATTCAGTATAATCCTCTAAAATTTCCATCTTTATATACTTGGGGATAGGACAAAGCGCCTTGAAACTTTTATTTAATCTTGCGAGAAAATCATATGGTAATGCAAATTTTATGTCGGGACATTCTATTTTTCCTAAATAATTCGACCCCCATCCAATTACCTTGCCATCTGCTTGCAATCCTAGAGAACAATTGTTGCCTACGGCAATTGCAATAAATTTTTTGTCAGGACATTTTATTTGACGATGATAATTAGCTCCCCATCCAAATACCTTGCCATCTGCACGTAATCCTAGAGAATGACCGATACCTGCAGCAATCGCAATAAATCTTTTGTTGGGACAATTGTTTTGACCATGAGAATTATCTCCCCATCCAAATACCTTGCCATCTGATCGTAATCCTAAAGAATGCCATGCTCCTGCAGCTATTGCAACAAATCGTTCGTCAGGACAATTTATTTGACCATTCCGATTACTGCCCCATCCAATTACCTTGCCATCGGCTCGTAATCCTAGAGAATGCCAGTCGCCTCCAGCAATTGCAACAAATCTTTGGTCTGGACAATTGTTTTGACCATACCGATTATCACCCCATCCAAATACCTTGCCATCTGCACGTAAACCTAGGGAATGTCTGCCACCTGCAGCAATTGCAATAAATCGTTCGTCAGGACAATTGATTTGACCATACCGATTATCGCCCCATCCAATTACTTTACCATCTGCTCGTAATCCTAAGAAAATAAAGGCGCCTGCAGCAATTGCAATAAATCTTTCGTCAGGACAATTGATTCGAAAATCGCCCCATCCAATTGCCTTGCCATCAGCTTGTAAGCCTAGGGACTGTTTGATGTTGTTTATAATAGTATTGTTCATCCTTACAATTTTTAATATTTTAATATTAAAAATCATTTTTTACAAGTAATATAGGTCTCTAAACTGCCATTCAGTATAATCCTCTAAAATTTCCATCTTTATATACTTGGGGATAGGACACAGCACCTTGAATTTTCTATTTAATCTTGATAGAAAATCATACGGTAATGCAACTTTTTCTTTAGGAACAGTTCCTTTCTTTCCCCATCTAACAATTTTTCCATCATTAGTTAAAGCGAGTGAATAATCTTGACTTGCTGCTATAGCAATAATGTTGTTAGCCTGGGGACAATTTGTTTGACCATCCTCATTATCTCCCCATCCTACAACATTACCATCTGCTTGTAATCCTAAAGAATGAAAATCTCCTGCAGCCACAGAAATAAAGTTGTTGCCTTGAGGACAATCAGTTTGACCAAGACCATTATATCCCCATCCAATAATGCGACCATCTCGTGTTAAAGCAAGTGAATGATTCCTCCCAGCGGCCACAGCAACAAAGTTTCCAGGAGGACATTCTATTTCGCCATAATGATTAGATCCACTGCCAACAACACGACCATCTCGTGTTAAGACAAGGTTATGGTTATAGTAGCCACTGCTAGTAGATATGGCATCATACTTTGTATGAATATCGGGCATCATCCGGGAAATTCTCCTATCGGCTGCCGAAACAAAAATCGCACCGGTTCTAGATAAAGCAAGTGAATGATCTACACCAGCAGCTATAGAAACAAAGTAATCACCTTTTGGACAATTTGTTTGTCCGCTTTCATTATTACCCCATGCAAAAATACGACCAGTTCTCGTTAAAGCAAGGGAATGTTCTGTTCCGGCAGCTACTGAAACAAATTCTTCTTGTAATTTTTTTCCGATGATACGGCCATCTGTTGATATAAAATTACGATGAGAGAAAGTATTGTTCATCCTTACATTTTTTAGTAAAATGTAAAAGTTATTTTTCAATTTTTACTTGTTTAGTTTCTTGGCAATTTTATCCTTGTCCCACGCATCAGATTCAAGGCCAGTCTTTTCGATTTGCTTTTCGTGCGATTTGTTAAGTGCTACAAAGCCCTTTTTCGTGTATGCAGCGACTACGAGGCCATCTACGACAGCAAGATTCGTGCCTTTGACAAACTTTACATCTTTTGGCACCTTTGGTCCATCAGTCATCTTGGGCGTTGCAGACAGTTCGCCGGGAGCATCCTCAGTCTTGCCTTTACCCTTGGTCTTGGGTTTCTCATCCTCGTCAGAGTCGGGGTCAACAACCTTGGCCTTTCCTTTGGCGGCAGGCTTGAGAGGCTTTTCGTCTTCCGAATCAGAGTCGGGTTCAACGACCTTGGCCTTTCCTTTGGTGGCAGGCTTGGCCTTTTCGTCTTCTGAATCAGAGTCGGGTTCAACGACCTTGGCCTTTCCTTTGGCGGCAGGCTTGGCCTTGGCTGCCGGTTTGGCCTTGGGAGGAGGCGCACTGCTTTCGTCGTCGGAATCGACTGTTGGTTTGGCAACTTCAACCTCGTCGTCATCTGAATCAACGGGTTTCGGGGCGTCTAGCGAGTCGCTATCTTCGTTGAGATGAAGAGACTCTTCGACATCAGAGTCGGCATCTTTGACAACTTGCTTGATTTCGTCCTTTTTAGTAACCGAGTTGATCTTGCTCGCAGTCTTCAGAGGTTCGCCTTCGAGAACTTCGAGCTTACCTTGCTGGTAAAGCTTGAAATCCTTCTTGAGCTGTTCATGATTGAGACGGTGACGTTTGGCGAGATAAACGAGGAACGTGTCCAGGTGTTGGTCGAGTTGAGTGGCAAAGCTAGTAAAAAGTGCTTCCATTTTTAATATTTTAAACATTTAAAATAATTTTCAATTTTGTTGGAAAAATTTATCAATCGACAAATAGTTTGTTTGTTTGTATTCCATTCGTTATTTCCAATAAAGACTGGCTATCAAAAATTTCAAGTTGTAAATAATCTAAAAGTTTAACATAGCCAGTTTTGATTATATAACGTTTAATTAAATTTATATCTAACAGACCATATGAGTTTAAAGAATCTAAAAGACTACTTAAACGTTCCTTGTATTCGTCAGTATTTTTAATAGATTCATCAGTATGTCTGATATTAACCATTAAATTATTTAATATATAGTCATATTCTATTATATAAAATCCGATTATTGATAATATATGTTCGGCTATTTTAGGACTATTCATTCTCAGTGCAGAATACAGTTCTTGTGTTGTATATTTATCAACAAGAAATTCAAATGCATAAAGATTATCATTTATATATATTTCAATAATAGGATCTGTCCAAGCATCCCATTCTACACCTTTACAGTCATTAAATTTATCTAACAATTCGTTATCAAATGTTTTAATTGCATGAACTATTGTTGGAAAACTATTTCTTCCTTTTGTACATTTCATTTTAACGCCTAGAACATTTCTAAAATAATCAACAAACTCTGATGATTTAATATTATTAGACAACTCAATAAATGTCGTCTGTTGAATTCCCAATTGATTTTTCCATTCAGGGTTTGTTTGCATGGGATCGTTAACTTGCTCAGTATTATATTCGACAATAGTTTTAAATATCTCTAAATTGTTTTCATTGATTGCTCGCCGAGCGTTATAAAGTGCAATCGTACGATCGTTTAAATCCGACTCTTCAAGAGGAATAAAATATTTTGATAATCCAGCTTTTATTTCTGGATATAATTCTAAAAGCTTATCCAACTTTATTCCTTCATCTTTTTCATTCATATACTGCTCAGTTTCAAACGATAACTGATATTTTTCATCTTTATATCTAGGCTGTTTAGGAACTATAATATAAAGTGGTCCACTTTTGTTATAATGATCAAACATATTGTCATTTTTAGCTGCCGTACACCATCTTGTTGACTGACCATAATAACATGCATCATCCTTTGTAGTTGGTTGAATAATACGAATTGTATTACCGTTGTAAACTTGTATAGCTGTGTTCGTAGTTTCTTCATGTTCTTCTTCTAATTGGTCTTTATATTTGTCTATGAGATCTTCTAAACCTGGTTTTTCAAATCCCTTTTTCTGACAGCCTACAATACCGCAATAATTGTCAATGTTGGTTTCTTGTTGCCAAAGCTCACCTTGTCTATTTAGAATGTTTCTGGATTTGAGATATTCGTATTTTTCTAGGGAAGGTTTAACTCGTGATAAAAGATCTTCATCTCTCTTGATTCCGCCATTGACATAGGAATCTACGATCCATCTGACATATTTTTTACCGGTAGGGTCAGCTTGTATAAAAATATCTATATTATCATGACCAAATGGTTTTAATTTTTCTTTATATGTTTTATAAATATTTTCCATTTATAAAAAGAAATTTTTATTTATTTATAAATAAAAGAAATTTTATGTTGGTACGATTTTTAAATGAACGACGATAGTAGGCGGACTATAATATTTTTCAGCAGTACATAAATTGTAACCAGGACAGTGATGCCAAATTATATTTTCGATTTTATAATCTTTTGCTGTCCATCTTGCAACACGACATGGATAACATAAAGAAATATGTTTGGTATATTTATCAGCTTCTTTACCACAAACAAGACACACCCCTTGCATTTATATATTAAAAAGATTATTAAATGTCCATTCAGTATAATCTTCTAAAATTTCCATTTTTATATACTTGGGAATTGAACATAACACCTTGACATTTTTATTTAATCTTGCTAGAAAATCATAGGGTAATGCAATTTTTATGTCAGGACATTCTAGATGATTAGGATAATTAAAACCCCAACCAATTACCTTGCCATCACGTTGTAATCCTAAGGAATGATAAAAACATGCACTAATAGTATTTTTCATTTACATTTAGAAAATGTAAATTTTAATTTTCAATTTTTATATCTCAATTGAATCATCTGAACCTGGTTCAATAGAATCATTTGAATTTTCTGAATCATAGAGAGACTGTTCGCTTCTGACTGTTCCGCTTGACTGTTGGCCTGAAGATGCTACATCTCCCCAGTCTTCAACTGAACTTGCGCGATTTTCCCAATTTCCAGGAATCGATTTTTCTCCTGAAATTTCTTTAATTTTATCTGAAATAATTGCTGGATCAATATCGAAACCAAGTTGTTCGCGATATGGAATAAATGGCTTGTTTGTTATATTTGGTTTAATAGGCTCGTCTTTATTTATCTTTACTTCTCCAACTTTTTGTTGTTCCATATCCATCATCAATTGGTCAAATATATTACCCTTCTTTTTAGGGGTTTTTGCAACCACTTTTCCTCTCATGTGTGGGACTTCGATCCAGCCAGCTTCCCAAATAGTAAATTTCTGAAGTAATTTGGGGATAAGAATGCTATCGTGATCTATTGCTTTTTTGGTAAACATTATTTTTAGATCAGAACGTTTAATTAAATCTTTTAATAATGTTTTATATGGTTCTTTGTCAAAAAGTGTTTCTTCGATACCTTTGATTTCATCATTCTCTAAAACTTGATTTAAAAATTCAAAACGATCTTGATCATTTTTAAACATTTTATTTCTACCTTGTGTAGGATAGCCTGTTGTTATTTCTTTTAATATATTTATTGGGCTGTCAACTTTAGCAGATTTAAGAAAACAAGCTATACGAATTAAATTTGATCTTCTATAATTTTTAATTCTTGGAACGCTTGTATTTTTTGTGGATAAATAATCGACTGGATAATTGTAATACAGCCATAGCATTGCAGGAAATATTTCATCTTTACCCCAAGAGAAAGCACGCGGGAAGATTTGTAAAAAATCATTCCACTCAATTTTACGTGATGTAAACCAACCATCATAAAATCTATCAATTTTATCAAATACTTGTCGTGAATCCAAACTGTCAGAAATAAACTCGTACATATTTATAAATGAATAATTTCTTTTTAAAAAAAGAAAATATTGTTAAAAAAGGAAATATTATTTTAATCACTTGGATCATCCGTATCTTCACTGTCTTCATCATCCGTATCATCCTCTTCATGTCGAATCAAACTAGGATGATTACAGTGAAGATGTAAAGGGTCAGTTCCTAGAAAATGTTTGGCCAACAAGTGTTGAACAATAGCATATGTAAGTCGGTCATTTGTTTCAACTACTTGAACCATCTGACGTGTAATTGGATCTTGACGTAACCATGTTTTTTCACCACGTCTAACCATTTCTTGATAAGCTGGATAATCTAATAGATCAGAAACCACGTTATTTGGATTAATAATAGAGCCAGCAGTTGAACAATGCTCTTTAATATATTTGCATAATGAACGATTTACTTGTGCTCTTGAAAACGATGTGTTACCCAAATCACAATTGGCATATAAAGTCATGAATTCAGCAAGTTGCGGAGTGACAATTTGAAGACGTTCGAGAATGCTAACCATTTTTCTTTTGTTTAAAAGAAATATTATTTTTCAATTATTTTGTTTACTCCAAATTTTTCGAGTCAACTTTTCATCTTTTGTATTTTGTTTGAGCTGATATGGAATATGTAACCAAAGCTCACAAAATTTAATTGCACCATTTATCCTATCCCCACTTAAAACAATAGTGATGCTATTTTTCCCAATGTAGTAATAAGCATCACATTTGCAAATTCTTTTTATGTTTGAAAGAATCTCTTGTATATAAAAAAATTTTGGAACATTAGTCAGAATCGTTTTGACACGATTATTTCGAAATCTCGTTTTCTCAATGACAATCACCATTTATTAATTTTCAATTTTTAAATATTATTTTCGATTTTATTAAATCAGAATATACTTTTTTACCTATATCGTCTTTTCGATGAGCAAATTGTTCTAAAAGTGTATTTCCGTTCGGATAAAAACATACTCCTCCTGCCCTCATTGTGGGTGTTATGATTCCTGACGATAAGATCGCTAAAAGACTTTGTATTTCATTTTCAGTCTCGATAATGCAAAGATAATCAAATACTGTAGACCCATTTTCTGATTCAAAACCTTCTAAAAAGTAGTATCGAATAATATCCATATTATCTTCAAAGTATGACAAATTGCATGTTTCTAAGGCCTTTTTAAATTCAACAAGGACAATATCATCGCTATTATCATCGCTATTATCCATTTTCTTTTTTAAAAAAAGAAATATTATTTTTCAATTTGTTTTGCTAGCCAGTCGATGAGTTTTTTGTCTGCCTGTGGACCAAAAAAGACGCCGTTTGTATAAAACATTTTGTGTTGTTTGGTTGGCTTACACCATTTTCCATTTTTTGTATGAATCTTTTTATCTTTGATATCTTCAACTGGATGATAATATAGATTTAAAAGCGTTTTCGCCCTAACTGCATTAATATCAGTAGGAATGTTAGCCTTGGTCTTGGCAATCAGTTCTATAATTTCACTAGGTTCCATATGTTCAGACAAAGTGTGCTTGGACAATTCAATCGCAAAAGCAAGAAACAAATCTCTAATAATATCGATGTATTGATCCATCTGATCGGTTACGATTAAACATTTTTATAAAAATGTTTTTAAAATCAATTTTCCTATAAATAGGAAATTTTTAATGTTGTCAAGATGATGGCTAGTTATTGCGGTACTTGTTGAGTTTTGATACTAGCTCATCCATTCGCACCATGGCAGCTTCCTCTGAATAGAAGTCGGTATTGCACTCTAGGATCGTTTCTCCCACCATCATATTGACGTCGTAACTCCCACTTACATTTTTTGTAACGTAAAATGCAGTGACCTTGGAGGGGTCTACCCACACGCAACCAATTGCAATCAACTCCATTCTAACTTTGTGTAAATGGTTTGTGGTTTCTAGATTTCAGAATTTAAAATTCAATTTTTCTAATCCCGAAATCTTGTAATGTTTATAGGGAAAATTTTCGCTTTTCTTGTTAGGACACACTTGGTGTACGAGAAACCGACACATTTACTCTCGTCGTACGCCCTGTGAGAGTTACCAAGATTAAACATTTTTATAAAAATGTTTTTACAAGTAAAACTGATTTAACAAAGTTTCGTCATTCATTTGTACGACTTTAGGTCTAACGCATTTTGGAATAACGGCAACGTCATATAATTCCGATACGCTATCATCAAATGTCAAAGTGTGTAAAATATCAAAAGTATTTAGATTTACAATCCAAATACCGCACTTTGATTTAAGACCACGTGTTTCAAGTTCTTTACCGAGTGGTAACTCTCCAAAACTATTATCGTGACGATCCAAGCTTCCGCAAATAACTGCGAAATTATGAATCATACTCATTCCACGAAGAAATGTTGGAATAAATGCCTTTTTATGAAACTGTCCATTTTCAACATAACCAAAGTGACCAGTACCACTTTCTAAAATCCATAGTTTATCGTTATACCATCGAGGACTATGAGGATTCCATAATCCATCACATAATACCTTTTCTTCGACAATATCATAAACCACCCCCTTTCCGCGAATATCTCGCCAGCCACCAGAATCATTACTTTGACAAGCAGATGTAACAACCCGAGGAACATTATCAATTAAACACAGCCCGTTTAAATGACATCTATCTTCAGCAGCCAAACGATCAATCCATGGAGGTTTCCAATAAACTTCAAATGTTTTTGTTAAACTTGGCCGACAAATGCAGCTAAATAAAGCAGAACAATAAAAGATATCGCCATTATCAGATTCGCACAAATCATGAATATCTACGTCTCCGTTAAAAATTCCTCTTTTTGGCAAGAAATTAGCATCAAAAGTTCCATGATTAGGGTCTACCATAGAACCTTTATTTTCAAATTTAATTAAGTTTCCAACATTACTACACCACAAACTTCCATTTTTATAAGATATCCCCATTGGACGAGCTAAATCAGTAAACCACATTGTTATTTCACCAGATGGAGTACGTCCAATTGAATATAATTGATGCTTTTTATATGAAGTAACAACCAAACTCGCATTTACATTTGCCAGCCATGTAGTAAAGTGACGAGTTGTACTATAAGACACCATTTTATATAGTCGTTACCTTTAAGGTACATGAGGATATAAACTAAGACATTCCGGATGTTTCTACAATATAGGCATTTTAAATAAAATTGAAAAATAATTTACAATATTCTATTATCATAAACAATGGGCACAATTTTATCTGTTCAAAATGTTCAATCTCCTAAATTTCCGATTCCATCCGCTGATCAGGCCTATCTGGAATCTGAGAAAAATGCATATCTAAATAATAAACTGGATCAAGAAATCAAAAATACAAATACAAGTAATTATGAGCGATTTAATATATTGCATGCACAAGCGTATGAAGATTGTAAAGTACGAATAATGATAGCAATGTTGTCGGGTAATACCCATACCAAGTGTTTAGATATAGGAAACGATAATGAACGTACATTACTTAAATTGGGATATAATTTAAGTGAAACTTTCACACATCCGTATTATCATGTGCGTGTTAATTGGAAACCGAAAACGACATAAATGACAAATTCATTATTTTTATAACGAATTATTTATAAAATCTTTGATTATTTTTATAAGGCTTGGGTAATATTTTTTTAGCAACTGTTTTATTCACAGGTAATGTAGAAATATAATACCAATCCCAATTTTTAGTTTTCACGAGGATTTCTACCTTGGTCTTTACAATCTTTGTAACGCGGTTCATTTTAATAAAAATGAAAAGGATGTTTTTATTTTTCAATTTTTACAGATTATAAAATCATAGATATATTATCTTTATATATAATTGGTGGATCGACTAAAAGAATATGGTCGTCTGTTTGTTGCCATGTGGCAATGTGTTTAAAACTAGAATCGTTGTCTAAATACATTTCAAAAAGTGTTAAAACAAAATCTTTATCATTTGCAATTGTTTGATATACTCGACTATTCTCTTTATATTCAACTATATAAACGTCTTCGTCATTTATTACCCTTAAAAAATTTTTACCCTTGAATCTAATATAATAGTTATACATCCAAAATTTTGGATTTTTTTGTGGAATAAATTTTGTCATATCTTCAGATGTAACGTCGTAAAAAGTTGTTGGTGCCATTTATTTTTCATATCTTTTAATATTCAATTTAGATTTTTCCTATTTTTTATAGGAAAAATGTTTACAGCTCTCTACTGATCTTCAATTTGTGTAATTAAGAACTCTTGATAAATTTCTCTAATTTCAGCATCTTTGATACATTCTACTTCTTCTTCAAACATTGTGTCATTTTTATATCTTTTTAATATTCAATTTCGATTTTTTTAAAGTGCATTTTGAATCTCATAAAATTTTACAATATTCCAGTCTGCGAGCCATTTGTCAGATGCAAAAAAGTCGTAAAAGATGTCTTCTGCCATTCCTTCGACAATTGTGCTATCAACATTGGCGATAGTTTGCCGAAGAACAGAAAAAATCCAGGTGGCGATTTCAAAAATAATCGGATCGTTGATAGCATGGACAACTTGGTTTTCATCCTCGCCTTCAGACCAAGGGCTATAGTTGTGTTTGATCAGAAAACGGATTTTAGATTCAATATTGTCAGCAGACATGATTAGTTGTAGGTACAAATTCTAGATTTCAGAATTTAAATTTCAATTTTCCTATTTTTTATAGGAAAAAGTTTTTTTATTTAGAATGTCACAATCTCAGTCTTGGCGTCGTCGCTGGCAAGACTGTCAAACTCGGAAAGCAACTTTGCCTCCATTGCGTTGTTTGGTTTCCAGTCGTCGAGGATTTTTGCATCACCGAGAATATATTGGAACGGCTGATTGATGCAATATCGCGATCGAGCAGACACGTTGTTCGATTCGATATTGTAGGTCTTGCAAAACTTGGCGATTTTGTTAAACATTTTCGTGGGATAGTTGCCACCAATGTCAGACTTGCTTCCGATAAGGACAATTGGTCCCGAAAAAGTACGACGAAGTTTGATAATCGTCTTGAATGCATCGACCAGACTGTTTTCGCTAAACTTGTCGAAAAAAACAAAATATCCATCGGGGTTGTCGAGATGTTTTTCGATTGTCGTAAAGGTCGCAACGCCCTTGGTGGTCTTAAACGTGGACATTTCAAAGTTGTCAGGTTGGAATGATTTTCCAAGGATTGCAGCAATAAATGCTGTCTTTCCAGTGTTTTGCGCGCCAATAATCGAGATAGTAAACTGCATGTTTAGTTGTATAGGTGATAAAACTAGATTTCAGATTTCATATTTCAATTTTCCTGGTTCATTATATTCGCGTTTCTAAGAATATGAGTGTTAGAGTCTCTTTCAGCCCGGCGTTTATCCCTCTCTTCACGACGTTGGGTTTTCTTTTCATCACGTTTCTTATCTCTTTCAGCACGGCGTTTGTCACGCTCTTCACGACGTTTATCTTCTTGTTCCATTTATTATAATTTTCCTATTTTTTATAGGAAAAAAGTTTTTTTATTTATTGCTGAAGCATCTTGAGAAAATCGTCGACAATATACTCTGACTCGATCGGAATGGCTACCTTGACGTCCTCGAGCCACTTGAACTTCTTCTCAGACTTGTCAGTACGACCAATCTCAAGACGAGTCTTGGCATTGATATACTTCTCACTACCTTCCGTCTCGAGCTTCTTCAACTTGGTCTTGAGAGCGTCAAGCTTTTTCTGATCATAGTCGAGAACAAACGTCGGTCCGTCTTCGTCCTTCTCGCTTGCATCGCTCTTCTCACTTGCGTCATCCTTGGTCTTCTTGCCCTTTGGCTTCTCACTTGAGTCATCTGAGCTCTCCGACGCTGAGCTGTCCGACTTGGCGGCCTTCTTGCCCTTTGTCTTGGGCTTCTCAGAGCTCTCTGACGCTGAGCTGTCCGACTTGGCGACCTTGCCCTTTGTCTTGGGCTTCTCGCTTTCATCGTCAGAGCTCTCCGTCTTGACATTCTTGCCCTTTGTCTTGGGCTTCTCCTCAGAGCTCTCCGTCTCGTCCGAACCGGAGCTCTCCGACTTGGCCTTCTTTCCCTTGGTCTTGGGAGTTTCCTTGCGCGACTTTTCAACAAAGTCGGCATTCTCGTCAAGCCAAGCAATCAAGTTGAGAAACTCGCTCTTGTACTCCTTGGGGCCGCAAATCTCGTAATCGTCGTTGTACAAAAAGTTGACATCATCCTGCTTGTGACCACGAGAAGTATCCCAGCTAATGTACTTGTACTTCTCGCCCTTGCTCTCTGCCTTCTTCTTGTGCTCCTGAACAAGCTTAAGCATCTTGGCCGCAAACTTCTTGTCGCCATTCCACTTGTGCATCGGCAACTCTGCAACAACCTCGGGCTCCTCAGGGGCGCCAAATTCGCCCTGCTTGCAGAGCCACTTGATCACGTCCTTGTCCTTTTGCGGACCAGAAAAGACACCCTTGGTGTAAAACTTTTCGTGCTGGCGGTTGGGCTTGAACAACTCAGACTTTCCCGTATGAATCTTGAGATCGTCCGGCACTCCGGCCTGGGCCAGGGCAAGAAGCGAACGTGCCCGCTTCTCCGAGATTCCAGCGGGCAAGTCTTCAATGTCGCCCTCCCACTCTGGGAGTTCCTTCTTGGCGGGGGTCGACTTTCCGGAAAAAGAAACAGCGAAATCATCCATGTTAAAAAACGCCATGATTTGCTCAGCAGTCATGTGGGGAGAAAGCTTCTGCTTGGAAAGTACTGAAGCGAAGGCTTCGAGGAAGAGAAGAGTACCTTGATTGAGTTTGGATTGAGTTGTCATGTTGGTTTTTAAAAGTTGGGTTCACGAGTTTGTTTTCAATTTTGTTGAAACAGTTGTACTTCCTAAAGGAATGTTCAATCTTGTTGATTGTGTGCTAATTTTAGATTTTTAATTTTAAAAATCAATTTTGTTGGTTTATCATTCTGCATCATAAAATTTTCAATTTATCTACAAAGCATCTTTTACAACACGATAAGTGATTTGGGGTTCCATATCCATGTCTACTTTTTTAGTAGTAAAGTTATAATGACTCGTGATTTCAATCATGTCATCTTTACAAAAGCCAAATAATACAGCAATAATGTCGGTAGGTGACATTGCTGGGAATTTAGACTCTTCTGTTTTGTATTGTTGTAATACTTGTTCTTTTTCTTTTCCTGATAATTTTCTGTAACTTGTCGGAGAAAGTCGATGATTTAGAGGATTTCTGATTAATTTAGACATGGGAATTAGTTCAGCTGTAAAGTATTTGGAAATTTCATTTTTAAAACTGTTGAGTGCAGGATTTGTGATAGTTTTGTAAATAATAATTACATGGATAGGGTCTTTAACGATTGGTTTGAAAATTGCTGCAAGATCGTCTACATTTGCCTTTTCATCATGTTTAATAAAAACGACCTTTCCTCTTTTACCATCTGGTTTGACAAAGTGGATTTCATCATCTTGACTTGTGATCGTATAACCTCGAAGTTGCAAAACTTCTTTAATAATACTCATTTGTTTTTTTCTAAATTTCAAAATTTATTTTTCAATTATTTAAATTGAAATTAAAACTTTAAATGATAAATATAACAACTTGTTTCTATGTCTCTGGAACTAAAGGATTTGGAACATCTTATTAATCATGCGACTCAAATAGCTACAATTCGAAGAAAACCTACAGATGATGAAAAGACTACATGGATAGAAAATAAGAACTTGTCAACTGATAAAGCGATCGTTTATAACAAGTTTAATGATATTCACTATTTGCTAGTTTATTGTCCTTTATATTCAGTTGATCAAGTTCATCAAATTATTGATGAACTATCAGAAAGGACTTTGAAACTTCAAAAAGAATACCCAATAACCGACAAACAAATGGATAATTTATATACATATTCAGGCTATCAATTTAAACTTGTAACTAGCGTTGAAGAGTACGATGAATTTATTGCCAACTCTGGAGAATATGAAAAAGATTATGCTCGTTCGACACCAACTCTAAAAGTTTACATTCATCGTGATAAAAAGTTTGGTAAAATTGTTATGGTCAATCATAGCTCCGACCAAGCCAACAGAATTTTTAATCGATTTTTAGAAAGAAAACAACTCAAAGTTTGCAAGCCAATTTATAAAATAATGGAAAATCTTAAAAAGAATGAATAAATTGAAATTAAAACTTTAAATGATAAATATATAAATGTCTACACAAATTTCAAAATGTATGCTTGAACGATTAAAACACTATTTAAAGTGGACATTGTATGATAGTTATGAACATGGTATAATCACTACAGAGTATACAAAACAACAAATATATATTACATTTTTCTTTCAAGACTCTGCCTACAAAGTACGATATTCAAACGGAGAATGGTACAGTAAGTATACAATGCAATTAATGGAAATTCTTTTTTACATCTTGGAAAAATCAAATACAGAATTGTTAGATGAAAATGAAAAGTTACAAGTTTATTTAATCATGCTAAAGAATCATTCCAAAAAGAACTTTTTCAAGCTTAATTTCCTATTTGAAATAGGAAACAATTACTTTAGAATCTTTCCAATGTTCAAGTTCTTTCATATGGGTATAATGTTGAAGAATTTGAACATGAAATTTTTCAGGATTAGAAAACTCGTATCGTAAACCATCACATAATAGCACATATTCTTGTTCATTTATCATCTCAGATTCAGCCATTCTTTCATAATCATATATCAATTCATGCATTAGTTTAATAGCACTCTCTCTAGCTAGTGACCACGTTTGCGTATTTTCTGCGTCTTGCACATCAAAAAACTTGGAAAGTTTAGTAGTATAAAAACGTTTCAACACATCTGTTGACATTTAAATATTTTTAAATATAATATTTATTTTTCAATTTTTGAAACATGATTAAGAAACATTATAAATAGAAAATGAATATTGCGCAAGTCCAATCATATTTTAAAACTCAATTATTAGAAAAATTTAAAGACATTATTAATCCAAGTTTACTAACTTTTGAATTAAGTAAAGACGATGGAGTATTTCTTGATCTTAAAAACGGTAAATATTTAATTTCAGTTGGAAGAAATGTAAACGTTGATCAAATTAATAGAGTGTTAACTGTCATATATATGGACATCACATTTGATGTCAAAAATGAGCCAGATAGAATATCTAAAGGTTATTCTGAATTTTCGCCTGCAGTATCTAGACAAAAATATAAATTTTTTAAACCCACCTTTGTATGGATCATAGTCGATGGTAAACTTGTAAAAGATAAAATTTTAGAAGAATTTAAAACCCAATGTCAATTGGAAAAAGCTGGGAAAGTAGACAAAACCAAAATATATGGCCTTAGACCACATGAATATAGACTTTCTGAGAAATAAGCCCAATAAAATTGAAAATATATAATAAAATGTCTATACCAATATCATATCAGAGCATATCTCAACTTGCTGAAATTATTAGGGCGTTGAAACCTTTGGGCGTATCTCTTGATTATGCCGGAAATGGGATTTTTAGCAAAACCGATATGAATCAATTATCTGAAGATTTAATAAACTCTGCAAATTTAAAAGACGTTCAATATGTTTTGGACGATATATCGTCTATTGATCCAGATAGTCTTGGTTTAATAGCTAGCTTGCATATGGAGAACGAGCAAAAAGATACAGATATACAAAGACAAAATATGAAACTATTATTTTCCGTGTTGATTGACAACGACATTGAAATTACTGAAACTATTCTAGAGAATGATGATACATTCTTTAATTATTATCAAAAAAATCCAAGCCCTGAAATAACCAATTTATTTATTCGCAATGTCACATTTTTTTCTCCATATGTTTTGAAAAAATATGATATGTTTAAAGTAATAGTTCAACATCTTGACCGCAACGATTTTTATGCCAAGGTTAAAAGTATGGATGCAGATGAAAAGTACGAGGAGCTATATATGAAAGGATATGATAAAGCGGCTAAAAAGCGCGCTGTAGACGTGTCACTTGGTCTTGGTTACGCACAAATGGACAATCAAGTTCAGTCAACTATACCAACACTAGTCCTACAGCAAATCGTCGACGAATCGGCCGATTTGTCTGGTATGCCTGCTTGGCAAGTTTATCAAATTGTCAAACATATCAACGAAGGTACGACGGACAAGACGATTCGACTTGGCGTTGAAAATAAATTTGCAGATGCAAAAGAAGAAGCCATTAAAATAGGACGACTAGGTCTTCCAAGTAATTTTCAAGATGCAGAGGAATAATTTCTTTATTTTTATAAAGAAAAAGTGTTTAATGAATCCAGTGATTAACATTGGTTAAAGTTGCTGGTGTGCGTCCGTTTGTTCCGTCTAAATACAGACCATTGTGGTTATGTGCGGGATGTTCGGGGTGAAAGTTTCCTCCGTGAGAGTCAACTAGACCATCCATGTCATGATCATGATCTAAAGAGGGCGAGTAAGTAAAATACAAATCGGCGACAAAAAGCCATAAAAGTCCGGCTAAAAGCGTAAAAATAAAAGCAAATGCTACAGTGTCCATTTATTAAAAGAAAAATTAAATGTTGAATTATTTTAGAAAATTGAAATTTAAAAACTAAAATCTAGATATTCTAAAATGGCAGCTATTCTCAAGAGCTTCCTTACTCAACTTTCTGAAAAGGGATTGCTCAAAAAGTCTCTTGAACAAATAACAGAAATGTTGGATTTGAACGAAATATGGGAAAAACTCATTGAGCCTACTTGGGAGCTTGGTGATATTCCTGTGGGAATTAGTTCAAAGCGTGCCAATCAAATTCTGACATTGGCAAAGGAAAATGTTGACAAGGAAATTATTCATACAAAAAATTGCAAATATTTTAAACCAACAAAACAACATCAAAAATTTTATACCAAAGGTTTTTTTAGCGGACCAGCCAAAGAAGAAGAAATTATCGATTGGCTATATTCTATCTATCGCAAACAAATAAAACCCAAAGTTCTCAACAAAAAAGAGAAAATTGATGAGAAACCCCAGCGGGCAAAGAATAAGACCAATGTTCTCAACCAAAAAGTTGATGAGAAAACCAACTTTGATGGTATTGTTGATGCCAATGTTGAAAAGATTGTTAAACATTTTAAATTGACCAAGATGGAAAGGGATTTGTTTTCAAACTATGTTGATTATATGAATGACGAATCAAAGTTGCATTTTCTTGCCGAGGTGTTGACAAGTGACCGGGAATATTTGGATAAATTTCTTGATACGGATTTGAACAACTTGGGTGACGAAATTTTTGAAGAAAAAATGGATTATAGTGGTAATCGAAAGGCAAACATTGATATGTACAACTTGACCGACGACGATCAAGTTGACAATCGGCTTTTGTTGTACAAGGGTGTTTTGCGTAAAATTAGTAAATTTGACAAGGACAAACGAGATCACATTTACAAAAACTACTTCAAGGTAAAAATCGATAGAACAAATATGGCCAAATCTCGTCAACAAGTTTATGAAGGATTTGTAGACTATATTGCGGAATTATCTCAAAAAGATTTGGAACAATTTATTGACGATGTCTTTGACAAAAACGCAACAATTTTTTAAAAACATTTTTCCTATAAAAATAGGAAACTATCGACTTGTATTTATAATTTCTTCTATATTTCTTAGAAAATTTTCAACATTGACAACTTGAAAACTCAATATCCCTGATTCTACAAGTATTTTGCCATCGGTTATTGTAACAACAGCTGTTGGAATGCTATTTGTTTTGAAAGTAAATGTAGCATCGTATTTTTCAACTATAGAATTGTACATATCTTTAAAAAACTTTTTACTTAATAGTTGTTTATGCAGAGTTATTTTTATTTCGTCTACAAAAAATGTAATATAATTGTCATAAATTTTCATCTTATATAAAATATTTATAATAAATGCTATGGAAAAATTTATTAAATGCCCGGGATTATTAAAGTACTCGTTAATTGATCATAAATCCCCTAATACGTTTATTCTATCTAAAAACGTATGTGGGTTTAAATTGTCTGATAAAATTATAGTCGCTAAATGGAAAGATGATTTAACAATTACAATGACAATGACAAGAGAAGAAATGGTTTTAGAATTTTGGATTTCTGGTAAAAGAGTAAAAGCAAAAAGATGGTCAAACAAAGAAGAGTTGGGCGTTTTATCTGCATCAATAAACTTTTATGAACTGGAAGATCATATTTCTATTGAAGCAAATTATGATACAGAATTAAAACAGTTTGATTTTTAAAAAGTATTCATATTTATTAATATGAATTTTTATTCCTTGCTCTTCTTTTTCTTTGGCTTGACTTGAACAACTTCCTCTTCTTCCTCTTGTTCCTCTTCCTGTCCATACTTGCTGCTAACTTTGTCTCCGTAAGTTTTAGTGTGATCAATATCGCTATAAGTATCTGTGTTGGTACCACACATGCCTTCATCGTTATCGTCATCATTTGGACCACAATAGTCATCAATTTCACGTTTGACTGGTGTGAAATTAACATCTGCTAATTCTGCGTCAAACTTGATTTTCATATCCTCTTCAGATTCTCCAGTGATAAATGTAAGATGATTAATACGAAATGCAATGACAACGCGACCAGATGTCTTGACTAAATTCTTGGGATTTAGTGGAACATTACCAGGACCCTTGAATGGCGTGGTAAAGCGTTCCGGAAATTGTTTGCCCTTGTATTCGTTTGCTTTCCAATAACCAATCTTGCAAAAGAAACTCGGTCCATATGTTGTTCCTTCTTTAGTAATGGAAGGCTGATGTAAAGGCTGAACGCACGCTTTCAGTTGATCGTCAGAAAGAGACTTGAAAGAGTGTGGTAGCGATTCTTTGTTTGCAACAACCCATTTACGAACCATTTTAACGAGACCTTCAAATACGTTTAAAACTTGTTGTTCACCTTCGGTTGGATTCTCAAGATTGTCTTTTGCTACAAGACAAGTTTGTAGCTGATAACCAGACAAGAATTCGGGAGTACGCGGCTTTTGATAAACAAAAGTTTCAAATACTCCAGTAGAATATAGTCCTTGATAACGACCAGTTGTCGGATCATGGTCTCCACGTAATAGTACGTGTAAACACTGTTTAACATCACGACGTTTTGCACCTCCCTTGGGGACACAAGTAATATGCGAATCGGGCATACCTTCGTAGCCGATAGCAACTCGTGAATACTTTGCATTTGCAATTTCCTTTTTAGTTTCTACTTTTCCAAATTTTACTTTCTTGGGGTCAAAGTCCTTAGCCGCAACTACGAACGCTTTTCCTGACATTTTATTTATTAATTTTGTTTAATTACATTTTCAATTTTTTTTATTTTTATAAAATTGAATTTTAAAATTAAAAACTTGGAAATTACAAGATGGAGCTTCTTAACTTCTATTTTACTCCTGATGAAATTGCCAGCATGCGACCTATTGTCAACACTTGTCCTCATTGCAGTGAAACATGTGGCACTGTTTTTAAATTGACATGTAGCTGCGAAATGTGCGGAGAGTGTCTCGATTATTATTATGACGAATCCAAATGCTACGATTATTTATTTGATTGTCCTAATTGTCAACAACCTGTTCAAGATTATACAAGTCTTGAGCAGTGACTATATCTGTCAATTCAACCTCTTGAAATTGTTGCTTGCCTAAACATTTGATACTAGATACGTATTTTAAATAGTTTTCAGAGTTACAAAATGCAAATTCATCTTGTGTTTCTGAATAAACAACTATATAGCCATCATAACCTTTGTCACACACACATTTTTCAACCTCTTCAGCGTCTTCAAAATCATTACCTTGTAACAAGGTAATATCTTTTGTCAATTGAAATTTATGAACGTAACCAGTTGTTAAACAACTGGATGCATATGCCCATGCGACGTTATAGTTTCTGCTGGCGTATAAAACAAATGTTTTTCCTTGATATGAATTTTTTCGTTGACCAATATATCTAAATATGTCATTAAATGTCAGTTCTTTTTTGTCTGTTGTATTACCGCTATATAATATTGTGTCTTTTAATAAAACTAGTGTTTTTTCATAATCTTCACACATTTATAAGAAAAAAGAAATAATTGCTTGGATTTTTTACGAGTAATTATAAATGAAAACAACAGATGTATGTTCTTTGGATGAATTTAAAAATACTGATGAATGCAAAAATAAATCACACAATTTGACTGAGGATATTTTTTGGGCTATGGTCCTAATTTCAATAGCGTTCTTTACGACAACTTGGTCAAATTTATTTAACCGTCTTTTAAATTGGATTTATGGGAGTGTAACTTCAAATACTGAATTGTTAATTTCTGCTGGCATATCATTGACAATATTATTAATTTTTACGCAATTTTTTGATGTAAAATTAAATCGTAGTATATAAATGTACACAACTTTATTATTTCTTGGTGGGAAAATTGTTCTCAAGGCAAGTTGGTTATTGTTTAAATTTGGAATTTACGGTATCTTGTATATAACTCTTTAAATTTTTCCTATTTTTTATAGGAAAATTAGTTTGTAATTCCGCGTACAATTTTGAACCACTGAATAAGATGATTATCACCATAAACAAATGTAACCGGATCCATATTTTCTGGATCAACAATCTTTTCAAACATGTTAATAAGTTTACTATTAGTTAACTTGCCAGTCAAATCTTCATAACATCCATAAAACTCTTGATGTTTGTACAAGTATTTGGCAACTTTTTTCCAGTTTGTAAATTTCTTGCTGCCAACTTTGCAAATACAAAGAGCAGTTTCGAAATGCTGTGACGAAGTGTTTCCATGAATTGCATAGATTTCTACTGGTTCAAATGGAGTTGTCCAGTTGGCTAGATAACGTTCCATTTCTTTTTCACGATATTGTTTCAACATTTTTATATTTTTTAATATAAATTAAATTTTTCAATTTTTACGAGTAGATACTATTGAATAAATATAGGCTTGTATTGGTCATGTTTTCAAATTTTCCATTTGAACATAACGCAACTGCCATATATTCAGAATCATCAGAAATAAAAATGTAAAAGCAATCGCGTTTTTTAAACGAACCAATTTTTCCATTTTGCATCATTTGTTCATCCTCTACCCTTGTCAATTTCCATTCCTCATCTTCTTGAATTGCAATTGTAAACATTTTTATATTTTTTAATATAAATTAAATTTTTCAATTATACATGTTATTCTTTTTAATGTATTTTTGCAAGATACGCATAGATTCGTAATCTTCAGATTCGATTGCTTCTAGTAACTTGGAATATCATCAAACATGCGTGAAACTTGTTTGTGTTGACCGCGAAAAACACAAAGTTTTTCAAGTTTTGTGTTTAAAATAATTTCATCGCCATGGTTTACGCAACTAATAAACGACGACATTCGAATCGCAGCATTTGAAAGTACAAAAGGTGTTTCTCCCGATTTAACGCGCTTCATATATTCTTTTTGTTCTTGTTTGTCAAGTTGCTTAATCTGAAGTGGCGCTGGCTTTACTGTCTTGAGATCAGACATTGTGTTTTTATTATTTTTTAAATTCTTTTTAATTTTCAATTTTTTTCTCAACGGAAAATTTATGGATTAGGAATTTTAATTTCCAATACTTGAAAAGCAAGGCGCCCTACTAAATTGACATATACCATTACATAGAGATGAATTGTACTGATCAGGACAATATTTAGAGCCGTCCCTATTTGTACATGTTATATACATTCCATCTGGTTTTGATGGACAACCTCCATTTGGACACATACCATTTGGATCACAACCAGGTAGAGGTGGTGGAGATGGTTTGGCTGGACATGGTTGGAATGTATTATCTTGATTTTTTACTGGGCATCTTCCATTCCAACAAACTTGTTTTTTAATGGTTTGATTTGGTCCAGCACCAACAATATCATAAGTGCAAATATTAGGATCAAATACTTGCGATGCAACATGAAATTGATTAATTCCTGTATGTGCTGTTTTATTTACGGGATGTATTACAGCGTGTGACATTTAATAGTAAAGTTTAAAAATCTTTGAGTTTTTTAACTTATAAAAATTTTATTTTGTAATAAATGAAATATGTGCCATATATAATAAAAATCATCGATATTGGTTTTTTAACTTGTATTTATTTTACATTGGGTGTATTGACTTCTGCTGTATTTGATAATTTTTATGGTAAATATGATGAACAATACGAAGATTCCAAATCGACTTGTCGATTGATGACAGAAATTCTTTTTCATGTATTCCTTGTGGGTATCGCGGTTTATTTGTTGCAGGTATTGGTAATGTCTATACCATTTCCCTTGGATGGCGTTCAAGGGTATCATCATGGACAGACTAGGGAACTTTTGGGAGGTGTTATTCTTACATTTTCTGTATTGAAACAGGATGTCCTACGAAATAAAATAAATTTGTTGTATCAACGTTTGAGATGGTAAAATTGAATTTTAAAATTAAAATTTTGAATCCTAAAAATGATTACGATAACTTTTGGAGATTGTGCAGAAAATCATGTCGGTATGCAAAAGTTGGGTCAAAAGACAATAGGGTTCTCCTATAAAGATTTAAAGAATGCAGCAAAAAACTTTGAAAATACAGAGATTATTCAATTACAACAAGATGAATCTCCAGAAGCATATATTCTTGTAATTAGAAATGGTCTTTCGCAACTTACAACTAAAGATCTATTTAAACAATTAACTGATTTAGATTGGGATAAGAAAGCTAAAATGTATGGGCGAGTTGTCAATAAGCATGCCAGACATAATTTGGTATTTGGCGACGATTCACAGGATCCAAATTACGAAGAGGGTAAAGGTACGATTATTGCATTTGAAGACGTTCCTATTCTAAATAGAATCCGTAAACGATTGCCAAAATATTTTGGCGAAAAAGCAGATAATTTAGTAGCTGAAGGAAATTATTATTATAATGTAACTAAATGCGGTATTGGTTTTCATGGAGATAGTGAACGAACAAAAGTGATTGCAATCCGAATGGGCGAATCTTCTCCACTACATTATCAGTGGTATAAAGATGGTTCTCCATATGGAGAAAGAATAATGGTTGAATTGAACGATGGCGATATTTATGTAATGTGCTCAAAAGCAGTGGGAACAGATTGGAAAAAGAAAAGTATTTATACATTGAGACATGCTACTGGATGTGATAAATTTGTAAAATAATACATTTCCATTTATATTTTAAAGAATACGTAATCTTTAAAGAATTTTTATATTTTTTAATATAAATGAATACTCCATTATTATTTGGTGTTATAATTTCAAGTTTAATAATTGGTGGGATAATTTTAGTTATTCTAATCAAAATAAAACCTAAACCTGACCCTGCATGTACCTTTACGCCTGATAATTGCAAATTACCAAATTGTATGCTTGACAAGTGCAAATGCGTAGATGGATGGATAACTCCTCCAAATTCAAGTACAAACTGTACAATTTGTGATCAAAATAGAGGTCCTATCGGAGATTGTAGTAAAAAACGTGTCAATAATGTTGTAGTGTCGTTAAATTCTTGTTATGGTTCTAATTTGCCATCAGATTTAAATCAAGTGTGTAGTCAAGCATTTGCTGGTGGACTTTCAAATAATGGGCAATATTGTCAAGCTTCAAATGGTTGTAAATATCCACAATGTATCATACCATCTGCATGGGTTTCTCCATCATTTAATCAAGCAAATTGGACACCTTGTGGAACAAATAATACATCGAATATTGATTTGTTCGAAGATATCTATAATGGAACGCCATTTTGTGATCCAACAACAAACAAATGTTAATTATGTTGAACTAGATGGCTTGAATATAATAAAATATGCACCAATGCTACCAAATATTAAAACTATAAATAATATAGTAATTAAAATATGAGCAGCAACAAATAAACGAAATGGAGGAACTAAAATTACAATAACGACTACAAGAATAGCGATAATAACTGGAAAAATCCAATCGATATTAACAACTGGAGTACTATTTTCTTGTATTCCAGGACAATCAATGTCTTGCCCTATAGTTTTAGCATTAAAATTATTACTATCAAATGCTTCTACGACAGCTTCGCAAACATTTGTAGGACATGTAACACATGGAATAGAGGGCACAAAAAACTCATCTGGATTTTTGCAAGGAAGCCACCAGCAACAATCGTTAGCTTGTGATGATTTAACTAATGCCTGATAGACCATATTTTCTGATCTATTTATACATGCACACTCTTTTGTATTATTTGCAGCACAATAATTCGCACCAACTGCAGCTTTATCTCCATCTGATGCACTTGCCCACCAAGTTCTGCACAAAACGCCGGCTGCACCAGTATCTTTTAAATTTGAGCATTTTGATTCTAATGTGCTGCAATCTGAACTTGGTGAAGCGCAAAATTGAACCATCATTCTATTATAATTTGCATCATCTTTAGGAAATTTGTTTCTAAATGCAACAATTCGACTATATGTATTAAAATCAGATAGATTATATACACATTCTTGTGTAACCAAGTCGTTGCCTTGAGGTATAATTCCAGCTGGTTGATTTATATTATAGCTATCCCAACTCTTTGAAACGGCATTTAGATCACCTATTTGACAAGTTGCGTTGGATAAACCTAAACAATCTACGTAATTATACAATGAACCACTAGTATCTTCTACTCCTGTTGCATATCCTGGAAATTGCAGTGGACATACATTAACACAGTCTGAATTATGCGGGCATTGGACATCCGATTTAAGTTGATCTGGGCTATTAGGATCTTGAACCCAACTATTATATTTTGTTACAACTTGTGTCATTTTTATATTAAAAAATATAAATTTTATTTTATTTTTTAGTTGCCAGTGCAACATTTGAATTATTTTTAGCAGAAGGATTATATGCTAACGAAATGACCATTGTTACAAGACCCATGCCTATAAAAGCGCCACCAACATATAACAACCATAAAGTTGACGTCTTTGGTACTTTAATTCCGCTTGTATTTGCGTCTAATGTTTGAATAATTGCATAACCAGGTCCGTCAACAGTGGCTAATAAGTCCCATCCAGAAGTTGTTGCACTTGGAACATATACTGAGATCACCTTGGGATTTGAGATATCTGCCCAAATTGTGTTTGCAGTAGAAGTTGAAGCAGGAGCTTGACCAAAATTAAATATATAGCTATTATATTTACTAGGAACTGGCCAAACTTTATCAGCGTCCCATCCTTGGCCATCCACATATTTATATCCTTGCCAATTTGAAGTATTTAAATAATAATCTCCCTCTTTATCACCTGCCGCATTAGGGGGAACAGAGTTACCAACTGCACCAGAATTAAAAATAGGTCTTCTAAATAAATTAATAAGTGGATCTGTTACTATAGTACACTTTGGATCCAACATGGAAGTATAAAATGTAGTTTGAGGAGGAACTAATGGAGCACCTTGATTTCCATCATTGGTTGATAAATCAAATCCTTTCCAATCAAATGCAACATAATCTTTATTTGCTAAACATGCATCACCAGCATCAAAAGGAGATTTATATGCTGTGCTGACAACCGGGCCAGACGGACCGCATCCTGATGAGGTATCAAGACCTAACGAATATTTAGTTAAAAGTATAGTTGGTCCTGGTTGATATGCAAAATACACAGCAATCATAATCAGACCAGCAAGAATAAAAAATATATATGCATATTTAACGATTACTTTACCTTCCAAAGCAACGGGTATTGCAATGCCTAAAACGACGATTGCAACAATTGCAACAATTGCCCATTCACTAATACCAGACGAAGTAGCAGATGCACTTTGTGTTAATTTTTGTTGTAATGTCTGTATTGTAGATGTGTTGGCAATAGCATTTGTAGCACAAGTTGCAAAGACTGATGACACCTCTTCTTGGTCAATATTACCTGCTTGGACATTTCCAGATATTGTTAGAGTTTGAGTTTGATTACCTCCAGTAGAACAAATATTTGCAATTTTTGTTGAAATTTCCATTGTAGATCTCATTGCTTCCTTCATGTCATTTTGAGCTGCTGATGCTTGCGCTAGATTTATGCCACTTGTTAAACTTTTGGCCATCTGATTCATGCTTTGTACTAAAGCTTGTTGGGCAGTAGTTGTTGACATTGCTTTCATTAATTCTGAAACATGTAAAGTTAAATCTTGTTTTTGTGTTATGCTTCCCACTCTGACCCCCGCATCTCCACTACCGGTTATAATAACGCCTTGTGTTTGAGAAGATTCAACAGTCGTATTTGCAATAATAGCTGTTCCTACACTTGTTAAAGCGTCCACTGTTGCTTCAGCGACATTTTTAGAATATGATAGTCCCATTTTATTCTAAAAAATAAAAAAAAATAATATAAATGGACTGGATTTATTTATTTATAATCCCTATTATATTTTTAATAGGCGTTATATCTTTTTTATTTTTTAAATCAACTTACAATCCTACACAAGCGTCGATTACATGTCAGCCAGGAACACAAAATGTTGTCAACGTTGGTTGTACATCATGTTTATCACCTAGTTGTACAACTTGCCAGTCTGATTCAGACTGTAAAAACGGTGGTTCCTGCAAAAAAATAAATAATGCAGCAACTGGCGTATGTGAATGTCCTGCTCCCTATTTTGGTAATAACTGCGAAAAAACATGTTCGGATGAAGTTCCATGCCCAAATAATCAAATATGTAAAAATGGAACTTGTATTGAATGCAACGCTTCAAACTGTCAAGGACCAGGTTGTAATTTGAATACATGTCCTAAATGTAGTGATGGTTGGGTAACTGATCCATCTGATCCAGCCGGTCAGATATGTGGAACGTGTGATAAGGGTAGATGGCCAGTTGGTGATTGTAGTAAATCAGGATCATGTGTTAATAATCCATGCCCATGTAAATCAGATTCCGAATGTCCTCCTAATACTAAATGTGATGGAGCGATTTGCGATAATCCATGTAATTGTTCAGAGGTTGGTATTACAGGTAAATGCGGAGATTGGGATTTGTCTGGTTCTAAATGGTGTTATGTAAAAGATGGACCAGCATGTATAGCCGCAGGAGGAATCGTAACTAATGGTAAGCACGGATATTGGAAAGATTGTTCAGGTTGTATTTTCGACTCTTGTTAACAAGGTATATTTTTAAAATAAAATATAGTTTTTTTAAAGTGGGCAAGTTTCCGCTACAAAGATGGATTTTTTGTTGCCGCATACGGTACAGATGCTTTTCATTCTGCGATGGCCATTTGATGTTTTGACTACTTTTGCATTTTTATTGTCAGTTTTTTTATGACATGTTACACAATATGTTTTCATTTATTAATGGAAATAAAAAATAATTTTTATTTATAAATGACGCCTTTTTTAATTTCCGTTTCTGTCTGTTTGCTAATAATATTAGGATTATGGCTATTTTACAACTTTTATTGGCTAAATCAGCCACAAATTTATCTTATTTATAAACAAGTTCCGCCTCAACAAGGTGCAATTCCCTTTTCTCAAATAGATGTAGATAATTTAACTAGTGTTTTAAACGCTAAATTTGCTACAAGCGCACAATTAAACGATCCTGGTGCAAATCCTGGGTTTGATCATAACTATAAAGCCGGCGATAATTCTACTAAATGTTTAAGCGGCTACACAATTGATGGAGGTACATCTAATAGCTACTTTCCTTCGTGGTCAACTCAGACGTCTACATGTACAAAAGATTTTATAGGAAACGTTTGTGCGAACAATTGTAATTCATGTAGTTGCAATAACCAAGTCAATAAGTTTTACAGTTCAAATGGTTATTGGTTATATGGTTCTAAACCAGCTAAATCGTTTATAAATAATTGGTTTATTGCACCATGGTCTCTAACAAAATATAATAAATTTGAAATTTTTAATATAAATAAAATATAAAATAAAATGGGAGAACAAGGATTTTTAAATATTTGTCAAGAAATCTTAAACCAACCTTCTAGAGATGATCGTACAGGAGTTGGCACATATTCCATGTTTTCTCCACAAGTTGTCAAATACGATCTAAGAAACGGCCAAGTCCCATGTTTTACAACTAAAAAAGTCGCATGGAAATCTGCCATTAAAGAATTACTATGGTTTATATCTGGCAGTACCGATTCCAAGGAACTAGAAGAACAAGGAATAAATTGGTGGGTAGGAAATACATCTCGAGAGTTTTTAGATAAGCTAGGTCTAAAGGACTATAAAGTAGGCGAACTCGGCAACATGTACGGATGGCAATGGCGCAAGGCTGGTGCTAAATATGTTCCTGGAATGTTAAGACAAGAAGGTGATGGGCATGGGCAAGGTGGCGTCGATCAATTGGCAAATGTTATTGAGGAAATAAAGACTAATCCTACTTCTCGTAGATTGGTTGTTTCGGCTTATATTCCTCAGGATTTGTCTCGGGGAGTCTTGCCTCCATGTCATTCATTTTTTCAGTTTTATGTTTCAGAAGGAGAATTGTCTTGTATATTGTATCAACGATCGGCAGATATGTTTTTAGGAGCGCAGATTAATGTTTTTTCATATTCAGTGTTGACACATATGATTGCTCAAATTACCGGATTAAAAACGGGCTGGTTTCATCATCATATTGGCGATGCTCATATCTATAAAAATCACGTTGAGCAAATGAAGGTACAATTGTCTAGAGAAGTAAAGGGTCAGCCTACTTTGGTTATGAAACTTAGAGAAAATATCGACGAATACAAAATCGACGATTTTGAATTGTTAGGTTATGAACCTGCTGGTGTGATTAAAGCTCCGATGGCTGTATGAAATTTCATTAATTTGTTTAATGAAAATTTTAGCGTTTTTTGATTGCCAATTGATAACCAATGTGAATTAGATCATATTGATCAATATATGTTCTTAAAAACAAATCCATAGTATTACGTATTTGAATTCCATCTCCTCCACCATAATCATCCATCCACATGATACCACCTTTTTCTAAATTTCGAAATGAATTTTGCATATCTCTTATTATAAAAGCTGGTTCATGACAACCATCAATATAAATAAAGTTGAAAGTCTTTGTATTAGTTTCAAAAAATGTATCTGAAGTAACTTTATGTACAGTTATTTTATCTGCATTTTTAGAAATAGAAATATTATAATCGAAATTATTTTCTTCATTGTTTGTTAAAAATTGACTATGGTCGTTATTTTCTATAGTTAGAAATGGATCGACACATGTTAGAGTAGAAGTTGGTTGTCCAAGAAAATTATCTGCGAAAAAAACACTAGATAGTCCTTCAAAACAGCCGATTTCTAAAATTCTATTTTCTTTAGAATTGTCTAGGAAATTGGCAAGTTTTTTATGTATGTCTGAATTTATAAACCAAGTTTTTGAATATCTATAGTTGTTCATTTAAATAAATATTTCATTTAAGCAAAAGTGTTGAATGATCATTGTGAATATCAGTATCAACATTTGAATTTACTTCATATACAGGTGTTTTAATAATATGTGGAAACATAAAATATTTATTCAAAGTAGGAATTTGTAAAGGAATGCAATCAATAGCTCGAGTTATACCTTTTATAGAAATATGATTTAATAGTTTTTGTGCTCCTCTTTTTGATAATAAATAACCAAAAAATCCTGCTCCATAAAATTTTTTATTATCAAAAGGGACAACATCTGGATAATCATTATTCCACAAGTCATTTTCCATTCCACGTTTTTGACTTTCAAATAACGACCATCCCAAATATAAAATATCCCAATCTTTAATATTTTGTATTTGATCATATGCATATGAATATTTAGACATAAAATCTGATGCGAATTCAACATCATCTTCAATTATTAGAATTTCTTGTTTATCAGAATTAACAAATTGTTTCCATAAAGTATAATGAGATAGAGCTGCTCCAATTACACCTTTACGAAAAGCAAAATCGTTACCTTTAAATAATTGTTCAATTTCTGGTGTCATTGTTAATTTCCTTCCATCTATTGCTTTGAAAAAAGTTAAAGGAACACCAGATGCAGATGTCATCATTTTATATTTACGATCTTGTCGTCTTTCTAAATTGATGGCATGAATTTCTGGCAAATTTGTAATATTTTTATTATACTCTTTTTTATCTAATATAAAAAGTTTAGTATTTGGACTATCCACTAGATTTTTAGAAATGTAATATTTGACAAAACCGTGTGAATTATACCCTCTAGCATATGAAATATAGCGACAAATATTGTCCAAGTCTTCTATAGGAGTATTTATTCTACAAATATCAAAACTATCTGAATCTTTGTTTTCAAGTTGTTGCATTTATAATACAATAATTGCATTTAATATTATTTATTATTAAAATGTCTGGATACCAATTATCAAAAAATATAAAAACAAAGGGATTTGAATTTGTAGAATATGAAATATATAATAATAATTTAAAACCAGCCGTTACCATTGTTATGACAACACATAATCGTCAAGAACAAACTTTATATACTCTAAATTCTTTTAAAAATTCGATATATAAAGATATTGAGGTTATTATTGTAGATGATTCAACCAAAGGTTATCTAACAAGTAACAATTTTAACGAATTTACGTTTAAAATTATTTATATTAAAATTGATAATAGTAAAAAAACATGGATCAATCCATGTGTCAATTATAACATCGGGTTTCAAGAAGTAACAAGTCATATTGTAATTATTCAAAATGCGGAAGTTTGCCATTGTGGAGATGTTATTAAATACGCAATTGAAAACGTATCAAATCAAAGTTATCTTGTCTATGATGTATGCGCGATACCATCCTTAGAGGAAAATCACATTTTTTATAAAACTAATTTAGAGTATAATAAAATAAGTAGAGGATATCAATGGTACCAGCATATACATGCACGTAATGCAAATTATCATTTTTTAACTGCAATAACATCTGAAAATCTTGGAAAATTAAATGGGTTTGACATTGAATTTGCAGCTGGAACATGTTATGATGATGATGAATTCATTTTTAGAATAAAAAATCTATTACAATTAACAATAATAAATGTCATTAATGAAAACACTCATTTATTAGGTATACATCAGTGGCACGAGAGATGTAATTTTTCATATGATCCTCATTTAATGAGTATAAATCAAACATTATTTAATCAAAAATGTAAAGCTTAATTTTTTTTCCAAATAACAGAGTTAATAACATGTGTATATGATAATATGATTTTTAAAATTTTATCAGAAACTAATACATCTTGATACTCTTTGGGACAATTTAAATTTTCAAGGCTAGTTGTTAGTTTAATTGCATTTAATAAATTTTTGAAATCAAGCCCACTCAAAATTATATTGCCCATATCAATAACTTCTGGACGCTCTGTGCACAATCTAAAATTTATTGCTGGAATTTTTAATATTGCAGCTTCTTCATTGATTGTTCCAGAATCTGAAATTACGCAGTATGCATTTTTTTGCAATTGAATAAAATCAAATAACCCAAATGGTTGGCAAATTTTTACATTTGACGGAAATGTATTTTGATTAATTTTCTTGAGAGTTCTAGGGTGTGTTGACATTATAATCATAAAGTCAGAATATAGTTCTGAAACTTTATGTATACATTCAATTACTCGTGACCAATTAGATTCTATATCTAAATTTTCTTCTCTATGTGTACTCCATAATATATATTGTTTTGAATTTATTTTCAAGTCTGATAAAATATTAGATTGATTAATTTTATCGTTAAAAACCGTATAGATTTCGGTTAATGGTGATCCGGTTACAAAAATATGATCTGGTCTAAATCCTTCATTTAATAAATTTCTTCGGGAATGTTCTGTATATGGTAAATTAATATCACTAATATGATCAACAATTTTGCGATTAATTTCTTCTGGTACAATTTGATCGAAACAACGATTACCAGCTTCCATATGAAAAATAGGTATTTTTAGTCGTTTGGCTGAAATTGCAGATAACGCACTATTTGTATCACCTAAAATCAACAAAGCATCTGGTTTAATTTCTGATAATAAATCGAAACTTTTAGATATTATGTTCCCCATAGACTCCCCTAAATTTTTACCAACGATATTTAGATAATAGTCTGGTTCACGTATTTCTAGTTCTTTAAAGAAAATATCATTTAATTTGGGATCCCAATTTTGTCCAGTATGAACTAGTATATGTTCCAAGTATAAATCAAGTTTTTTAATTATACACGCAAGCCGAATAATTTCGGGGCGTGTTCCAAGAATTGTACAGATTTTCATTTATATATTAAATGAAAATAAACTATAAATGGATAAATATTTGGAATTATTGAAAAATTAGCAGTTCTTCGTTTAGATGGTGATATGTATTCATCGACTATACAAGTTTTAGAACAACTTTATGATAAAGTGTCTATCGGAGGATTTATTATTATTGATGACTGGACATTACATGGTGCAAGAACTGCGGTTATTGATTTTCGTAATACAAGAAAAATATATGATCCAATTATTCTTGTTGGGGATGGTTATTGCTCATATTGGAGAAAAACATAATTCTTGAATTTGTTCATATAATTCTGGAATAACAAAGATATTATATTTTGATGACAATGTTTTATCACATACCTTTGTTTCCAAAGGTATTATTTCTATTTGTAATTTATAAATGTCTGATATCATTTTGACAAGTTCAAATTTAGATACATATGTTGGTGAAAAAATATGTCTAACTCCTTGCCAATATAAATTTTGGCTAATAATTTGTTGAACAATTTTTGCCAATTGTAAACATGTTACTCCGTTCCAATAATGATTAACAAAACCATTTATTCTATTTCCATTCTGGCTTTTAACCCATTCAAGTAAAGATTTTTTATTTTCAACTTCTTCGCCTATAATTGATGTTCTCAATACTGTTGCAGATAATGGTTCACCTAATGATTTAGAATGTCCATATATACCATTTTCTGTATGGTGATCAGTTTCAATATATTTACCTTTTGATCCATCAAAAACGCAATCTGTAGTAATATGAATAAAATGACAGTTATATTTTTGGGATACTCCATTTAACAAATGTGGAAATTCTGAATTGACACGAATATATTCGTAATTTGATTGATTATTTCTTTGTGGAATCAATCCTATACAGTTGATTACAATATCACAATTATTTTCTTTGAATATCTTATCTAAATCTAATATATTAGACTTTAAGACATCAAATTCTTTTCGTGTAATACAGACAATTTGATAAAACTGTTTTAAATAATTGTAAAAATAACTTCCTAACATTCCATTTGATCCAAATAAAAGAATCTTCATTTTATTATAATAATAAAATTAATTGGTTTTTAATTTGTCAAAGTACTACTATTTAACAATAAATAATTTTCCAACTCTGTTTTAGTTAAAACATTTTGATTACTATCATATTCAAAAGTTTTTGAATTCTTAAGAGACACATAAGATGGCTGAATATGGTAATATTTTTCAGTTATGTTTGTTCTTAGAGATTGCATGTCATTAATTAAAGTTTCATACAGTTTTTCTCCTGATCGCATTCCAGTAATAATAATCGGCTTGTTATATTTTTTGGAATAAATTTCTATTAAATCTTTTATATATAGTGCTTTTAATTTAGGAATGATAATTTCTCCAGTAAACCCATTAAAAATCGCATATTCAATTAAATCAACTGCTTCTTCTAGCAACATTATAAATCTTGTCATATCAGAATGTGTCAATGTAAAATTTTGACATTTAGGATCACCTCCCTTATTTTCCAAGATAGGAATAATTGATCCGCGAGAATTTAAAACATTTCCATATCTAACAACTATATATTTGACAAATTTATCATATTTTGATCTTTCAACCATTAAATTTTCACATATCCCTTTAGACATTCCATATGTATTAACTGGACTACACGCTTTATCAGTTGATATAAAGCAAACAGATTCTAAATTTGTTAAAGATATACGATTAAATTGAATTGTATCTAATACATTTTGTAAACCCGTAATATTAGTTAATAAACATTCGTTTGTTTCAAATTCACATCTATCGATATGTTTCAGAGCAGCTGCAACAATTATAATATGAGGATTAACATTTAGTATAGATTGTTGAACCTTTTTGAAATCGCGAATGTCACCTATTATATTAGATAAATTAGTGGATTTGTAATGTAAATCCATTAACCAATGTTTATTTTCATCACGTGAATAATTTATAATTTTATTGTATTGTAGATATCTATCAATTAATTTATGACCAAGTGATCCAGACCCTCCAAAAATAATAATTGTTTTATTATTCATTTATATATAAATTGTTATTAATGTCAATTCCAATCGTTATAATTTGTTATAATAATCATAAATATGTTGAAAATATGGTAAACTTTTTAATTAAAAGGGGTTTAAAACAACAACTATTAATACTTAACAATGATAGCAACGATAGAGATACTATTGAATATCTAAAAAATATAGATATTAAAATAATTCATAACAAAAATAATGGACCTCATATAAACGAACAATGTAATAAACATATATATGATCAATTACCTCAAAAGTTTATTTTAACAGACCCAGATTTAGAATTAAATAACGATTTACCTATTGATTTTATTAATACACTGAGCGAAATATCTGAGCAATATCAATGTTCAAATGTTGGTTTTGCTCTTGATTTATCAGATAAAGAATTATTTTTAGAAGGAGTGTATTGTGGTGGTGTAAATATATATAATTGGGAAAAGAATTTTTGGAATAACAAAATTATATTGTGCTCCGATAGATACAACATTTGGATTGCGTAATAAAAAATATTCTAATACAAGTCGATGTATTAGAATAGCTGGAGATTTTACATGCAAACATCTCCCATGGTATAAAGAAGATAAAGTAATGTCTAATTTGGATAGAAAAAAATATTATGATAGTTGTGATAATTTTTCAACGTCTAAAACTGTTTAAATAAAAAAACATTTTAAATGAAATGTTATGGTTGGTGGAAATGGGCGTTTTCAAATTATCCAATTGTTGAAAAAGTATATGGATCAAAAAATATAAATGTGTTTTTTCTTGTTGAAGGGACTTTTAATAAACCAAATAATGTAGATGATAATGTAGATCATTGCATAGTTAGTCCGATAAACCCAGAATATAGAGTAAGATTAATGCATGGTATGCAATTAGATCAGTATGATTTAATTGTTAGTTATAATGAAATAGATTTAGTTCATTTAAAATCTTTGCCTGATAATCATGAATACAAAAAAATGTTACATAAATTTGTATATGTACCATATATTCCTAAAGGAATATATAGTAGATCAAATATGAAAATTTCACCATATGAAAGAGATATAGATGTATTAACATTATATACGTATGATTCACTTTATTTAAGTAAAGGTAGATATAGACGCAAAGAGTTTTTTTCTAGATTGTCAAAAGAACCGTTTCATCATTTAAATATAGATGGAATTTATGAAGCTGACTTATTAGCTCAATATTTTAAACGAGCTAAAACAATTATACATTTTACTCAATCTGAATATCAATGTAATCTCACTGAAATTAGTTTATTGCCGGCTATATGTCATGGTGTAATTGCAATCGGAGAAAAACCTCCGATTTTAGATTTTCAATATAGTAAATTTATTGTATGGACACCAGAAAATACAACTGACTCTGTTATAACTACAATACATAATGTACTAAATAATTATAACGAATATTTTAATAAATTACAACTGAATCCAGAATTTGACCATGTTATAAAGAACATGGAAGATAAAGCTATTAAAGATTTAGAAAATTTACATCTTTAAACAAATCATTTATATAAATGATTTATATTGCTAGTGAAGGCATGGGATCATGGGGAGACGGCATAATTTTACATTTGTTTAAAATTATGGGAATAGAAGCACAGTTTAAAAATTGTCCAGAAGCAAAAATTTTAATACGTTCCATGTTTTTTAATCATGAAGCAGAGTTTAATAATTCTAATATTCCATACATTACATGGATAGGAGAATCAGTTTATCCTCCTCATCGTAGTTATCCTCCACTTTTTGAATTGCTAACATTTAATTCTTATCGTAAAGGAGAATTTATTTTACCATATTTTATTTCTGTATATTTTGAAATGCAAACTAAATTAAATATGACATTTGATATGAATGATTTACGTCTTGACAAAAATCCAAATCGACATTTTATGCTAGCATATTGTGCTTCTAACCCACAATATCATCGTGATACTCTTTTCAAGTTGATACAAAAAGAAGAAAAAACTGCACATGGTTTAGGTAAATGTATGGGAACTCCTGGATATCAAGTTGGTGAACATTCAACTTGGAGGGATAACTGGTCATATTATCGTAATTATCGTTTTGCTATTGCTATGGAAAACAAGGCAATTGGAGGATATGTAACAGAAAAGTTATTAAACACAATTTTAGGTGGAGCAATTCCAATTTATTATGGAGATCCAACTTGGGTTAAGCAAAATTTTAATGAAAAGGCAATTATTTTTGTACAAGATTTTAGTTCTTTAGAAGAATGCGCATCTTATATTTTACATGTAGATAAAACACCTCAATTATTAAAACAATATCAGAGTCAGCCAGTTTTTGTTAAAAAACCAGAATTATTTTCTATTACTAATCCGTGTGACGAATATAAAAAAATGTGTGAAATTATAAAATCTGTTATTTAGTCTTCATTTTAAACAAAATGAATTATAACAATGTATTAAAATTTGTTTGAATATCTGTATCAATCTCTGGACTACGTAATAATTTAGGCACACTACAATATACAGGAATTTTTATATCATTAAAGCATGTAAACATTGCATAATCTATTCCACGTTTGATACCATTTACTATAAACCATTCATATAAGATTTTGGCTCCTTCTTTGGAAATAATATAACCCCCTGTACCTCCGCCAGAATTGTTATATTCAAAAGGTGTTAATATTGGGGTATCATTGTTTAACTTTTCCATATTGTAATATTTTCTTATATATTCATGCCAGAAAATATATGTTATTTTTGCATTTTGTTCTTTCATTTGTTTGAGAATACTTTCTGTTTTTTCAATAAAATTGTCTACAAATTCAGAGTCGTCTTCTACAATTACATAATAATCATACTGTGATTCAGACAATTCTTTCCAACAATTTAAATGTGATAATGCACATCCAATAATATTACTTCTCCAATTAAAATCATTTCCATTAAATAGTTTTTTCAAGTTATCAGATATCTGAAGAGTTGACCCATCAACGGCAGTAAAAAAACTAAATGGCATATTATATTTTTCTATTTGTACTCGACGATCAAATCTTTTTTTGAGATTTATACAAACATATTTGACATTCATATTTAAATAATAATTTATAATAAATGAATTTACATTTAGGTTGCGGTAATTTAAATTTGCCAAATTTTATAAACATTGATATAAATTCAGAAAAAGCAGACTTGAAATTAGATATTAGGAAATTAGATATATTTAACAATTCTACAGTTGATCAAATTTATAATTGTCATATTTTAGAGCACATTCCAAGAAAAGAACTATTAAATATTATTTTAGAATGGAATCGTATTTTAAAAATTGGGGGCATTTTAAGAATATCTGTTCCAGATTTTGAACAAGTGGTAAATCTTTATAACAAAAATAAAGACATTACTCAAATTATTGGTTTTTTAAATGGTGGTCAGCGAAATCAATGGGATTTTCATTTTGTAAATTTTGATTTTGAATTTTTATCACAATTACTAACATTATGTGGCTTTGAAAATATTCAACGATATAACGCTGAAGAATTCTTAGGCACATATGATGATTATTCAAAAGCATATATTCCACATATGGATAAAAGTGGGTTGTTAATGTCATTAAATATTGTATGTACAAAAGAAAAAAATATTTCAGGTTTAAATGATATGCCAGCTAATATTAAAAAATATTTACAAATTCATTAATCATTTTAATGAATCAATATAAAATTTCCCTGATAAAAACATAATCTGTAAACTCTGAATGTCTACATGCTAAACTATCTTCTCCACACATTAATACAATATCATTTGACGAATAATACTCATGAACCAGATTCCAAAATGGAACTCCTCTATGAATACTTCCATAAACAATTAAATCATATTTGTGATTTTTAATATCATTTTCAACTGTTAAGTCTGCATTTATATCACGATATTTTGTTTTATCTAATAGGCAAGTATATGTCATACCTTTTCCATAAATATCTTTTGGATTTGGATAATCAGTATACAAATGTTGTACACAAGGATAATCATGACAATTTGACCCAAATAATTCTTTAAATCCATGTAATGTTAGACAACGAAGATAATCTGGTTCTGGTTTTTCTGATATATATAAAACCGATTTTGCATTTGTTTTGACAGTATCTAAAATGTATTGAGCCATAGATTTAGTTGTTAAATGGTTTCTTGTATATTCCAAAAGTATATTTGCATATTTTTTATATTCATGTTGGCAAAATGTATCTGAATCTTTTTCATATTCATTCATTGCTTGGAATACAACCTCCTTTGGAAAATGAGTCATTATTTTTTTAGGACACTTATCTAATTGATCAAACCATGGTATACAACCATTTGCCAATATTTCATAATGTCTCAAACAATCCCATCCACCTTTTTTACATGTTCTACCAAATATACTTTGTTGGTAATCTTGATAATATTCCTTTTCTTCATTAAAAATATATGTAGATACATCGCCAGGTATAATATGTGCAAAATTCTTTGTTTTATCAGGAACCTTATCAACTATTTTGCATTCTGGTATTGAAAAGTCAATTGGAAAAACATTATGTCTTTTTAAAATTGTTAATCCGTTATTATGAGTAAATCGTTTTTCTAAAAACCATTCAGGATGATCGTGTAAAAATTCATCAATAGCCGGCCATAAACCTTTATTAATTTCTTCTACCGGAATTCCAGTTTCTTGACTTTGTTTGACAGCATCCCATCCACAACGGATAGTTTCTCCTTGCCATTCATCTACAGTTGTATCATGCATAATAATATAATTTCCAACATATTTATTCCAACGAGAAAGTTCACGTTTAAGATGTCCATATATATGCCAAGTATCAATAAATAACAAATCAGTTTTTTCTAATGGACATTCTAAGTCACTTTGTTTATAAAATACGACATTTATTCCTTCAGAAGTTGCTTCATTTTTAAAGAATAAAACATTTTGATTATAATCAAGATCAACTTGAACAAGTTTGTTCAATGGCTTTCTTCGTAAGCCAAGAGCAAATGCATATGAGCTTACAACTGATCTAACGCCACATTCTGTTATATGATGACAGCGTTTAGCATATTCATATAAAGTAGGTAAATGCTGATTTATATCAGAAAATCGATTGCATTCATAATGATATTTGCGATCAATAGGATATAAATTATAATATTTCGTTGATACCATATTGCTATTACATTTTAAATTTTGATATAAATGTATGGTAATATCAGGTACCCAACTCTCAATACTATTACCTAATAATACTGCGAACCAGCAAAATATAGAATTTGAACTAATTATTCTTGGTGCATTAACTAAAGTAATAAAATCGTATTTTTCTGACCCACCAATTAAATATCTTGGGTTATATTTATGAAATTCTTTTAAATAATTAACCTCCCAATCATGTTTTAACATATCACACATGATATACACATTTCTGTATTTAATTTTATCCAATATATTCATATAATAACTTGGATCTAAAACTTCAGATACTCGAATTGAAGAATGGTCAAAATCATCTAATCGTAGATGTAAAAGAATATCTTCTTTTGCAATTTTAAAAAAATCTCCATTACAAATATCTGATACACAATATTTATTGTTAATAAGATCAGTATTAGATGTATTATAAATTTGTTTTATTTGATCACGATATTTAGTTAATAAAGGTCCCCATTGAAAAAATCCTTGTAGATATATGTCTTGGTTAATTATCAGTATTTCGTCCCATTCACTAAAAGTTTTGTCATCGACAGTTATATATTTATCTAATTCTTGCAATGAACTTACAATTGTATGTTTGGGAAATAATTTGGCTACACTATATTGTACCAAATTATTTCCCAAACGACCATTTTTTTCAAAAAAAATTTTAAATCCATTTTCACGTGGTTTTAAAAGGGTGGTTCGAACATATAACGCATCGCCCCATGCAGCATCAGTCATAACAATTTCGACACGTTGAAATCCATTTTTTTCCAGAAAATCATCAAGTTCACCTAATTGAGCACAATTTTTATATACTTCGTTTGTATTTACTTCAGTATAAATATAATCTAGCTGTTTTAAATATTTTCCCATTCCTTTTAATGCTAATAATTCTGCCCCTTGAATATCCATATTTAGAAAATTAAATGGAATAGATAAATTGTGTTGATCTATTAATGTGTCAACACGTGTTGTGAAAACTTTTCTTTGTTCTATAAATACAATATCTGGATAATTTTGAGAATGTGTCCCAAAATCTAAAATAGAACTAGATTGGCCATTATTTGTAATTTTAAAATTAACAAGTTCGTTATCTTTATCTGATACAACCCCAAATAGAATATTTGTATTAGGAAATTGTATTTTCCCATTTGTAACTTTTTCACTAATAGCATCAATCCATATCATTCGTTCTCCTTGAACTATTTTATTATAATCGTTGTATTCTTCTAGATTATGAGCTCCTATATGAAGTATTCCATTGATTTTCATATTGTATTTAGAATAAATATTAGCAAATGGAATTAACATTTAATTTATAATTGTCTTTAAGATATTCTTATATATAAAATGCAAAACGTTTTGGTAACTGGAGGTTGCGGATTTATTGGTTCAACATTTCTAAATTATATGTTGAACCAATATCCAAATATTAGATTTGTAAATATTGATAAATTGGATTATTGTGCAAGAGAAAAGAATGTAATTGAACAAGATAATTACATTTTTATCAAAGGTGATATTTGTGATGGATATCTTGTATTGAAAATTTTAAATCGGTACAATATTGATCATATAGTTCATTTCGCTGCATATAGTCATGTTGATAATAGTTTTGACAATTCGATTGAATATACCAAAAACAATGTTCTTGGGACACATTATCTTTTAGAATCTTCAAGAATTTGGGGAAAGATAAAGAAATTTATTCATGTATCAACAGATGAAGTCTACGGAGATATGCCAAATGGAACGTCATTAGAATGTTCCATTTTAAGTCCTACAAATCCATATGCCGCATCGAAAGCTGCGGCGGAAATGCTAGTGTTATCTTATCAAAAATCATTTAATATGCCTATAATTATTACTCGTGGTAATAACGTATATGGACACAATCAATATCCAGAAAAATTGATACCTAAATTTATTACAAGTATATTGAATAACATTCCATGCACAATTCATGGAAGTGGCACAACTAAAAGAAATTTTATTCATTGTTTAGATGTTGCAAAAGCATTTGAAACAATATTAAATTGTGGCCAAGTTGGAGAAATTTATAATATTGGCTCCAATGACGAATATTCAGTTTTAGAAATATATGATAAATTAAAAAATACCTTAAAACAAGGTAACTTAGTCCATATCAAAGATCGCGAATTTAATGATACTAGATATTCTGTAGATATAACTAAATTATTAAATTTGGGATGGAAACAAGAAATTTCTTTTAATAATGGTCTAGAATCAACTATAAAATGGTATACAGACAATTTAAATTGGTATAATTGAATCCCTAATATAAAATGACCACTCAGAAAATATCATGGGACAATTATAAAGCCGAAATAGAATTAATGACAATTAAAACCCGGCAAATTAAAAGAAGCCTCTTGATCCTTGGCAGAAAATCACATCATTGGAACACTGCCCTTGGTTACATCTCTAAAATTCTACTTATTATAACCGGTACAGGTGGTGGTATTCAGTTATTTAGCAATCTTGAAGACACTTATTGGCTAACTATCCTTAGAACCGTTTTAGAAATTTTAATTGGCATAATAATAACAACTAAAGATGCTTTTAATTTTGAAAAGCAAACTGAAAAATACTATTCAGCCGAAAAATCTATCAATGTTTTTTATGAAATGTTGAAATTTCAATCTTTCCAAATCAAAGGAACAGAAGGAGATAGATTAGAAATCTTAAAAGGATTCAATGCAATGTATACAGAAATTCTCGCAAACAATCAAATTATTCAAACAGTAGAAAGTATTTCTACACCATCTACCCCTGATGATAGAAAAATAGAAATAGGAGATGATGATTCCCTAGAAACTGTCGAAGGCTCCAAAGATCCTCCCAAAGTAGAACGCAGAGAATCCAAAATAGAAGACAGAACTAGAATGATCTATCTACAAAAAATGCTAAATGATATTAGATAAGATCAATCTTTGATTGATCAGTAGGATTTTTATTCTATAAATTCCTCTTTCAAATGCTTGCAAATTTTATCAATTGTAATGGAACTTGGACCCATAATTTTGCATACTTGTTTCTTTTTTGTTGGAGTATCAACCATATGTTTTAATGTAGGAGATTGAGAAATATATAAAAATACACATGCAGATGCGATGTTTTGAGGAGCCGAACGTTTTGTATTTACCGATTTTTCCCAATTTTCCTCAATAAATTTAGACATTTTGTATATTTCTTCGTAATATGTATCATAATCTATCCCCAAATCAAGTAGAAGCTTTTTAATAATCATAGAAACAGTTATATATTTAGTGACGTATTCCTCATAATATGTGACTGCAATACTTCTACCCTTTTTAATTTTAGACTTTGTTATTCCATGTTTTTTAGCGATTTCAATCATGGTTCTAGGAATACCCAAATCATAATGTGCCATCCAAACACATGCAGCCAACAAATTCTTTTCGTCGGCACTACCACAACCAACTTTTGTAAACTTTTCCAATGTTGCCTGCACGATATCACTAGAATATCCCAAAGACTCTAAATAATTCATATATTGCCCAACGTTTTTAACCGTCTGATTTGTACTACTGAAATTTGAATCATTCCATGGCTTATCCATAGAAACTTCAGTAACATACTCGCCACAATTCATACAAGTAGAATCATGGTCGATTTTAGAATGAATACAAAATTCTTCTTCACATAATAAACATTTTTTAATACCGTCTTCAATCATAATTGTCTTGTTATGATCACACATTTTTAATTATTATAAATTTATAATAATTTTTCAATTCTTTAAATAAATGAATGGAATATTAAATTCTTATAGAGAAAAATTAAAACCATTTGGACATGACAATTTAGATATTTTTATACAAGCCGACCCAACAGGTAAAAAATATGTCAGATGGATTGTCGATTCATATGTCAATGGAGGAATCAAGAGAGATGAGGATCTCTTATCACGTGTTAAACCAGCCCTAGAAAATTACGAATACCTCAAAACTAGAAACATATTAGTTTCTTCTGGTCAACAATGGGAACAAGAAACCAACATTGACAATTTTTGCGGTATTGTCGGCTGCACAAAAAAGGGATTTGAAAAACCCGGTTTAGAAGATCTCATAGACAAATATAAAGACCAATTAGAAGTCGAAGAAGTAGAAACTAGTAATACCGCTGTTCAAGTTTACAACGGTGACACACTCCGTATTATCCAACCAACGACAGAAGCAGATGCTTGTTATTATGGACAGTCTACAAGATGGTGCACGGCAGCTAAAAATGATAATATGTTTAATGAATATAACAAAAGTGGGCCACTTTATATTATAATACCTAAACAGCCTAGTTATAAAGATGAAAAATATCAGTTATCGTTTGAGACAGAACAATATATGGACGAAAAGGATGAACCAGTTAAGTTAGAAGATCTTGTAGCCAAGTACCCCGAAATAACAATTGGGTTGTTTGAATATTTTACTGTTAACTATGATTTAGACAACGCTAAACTTGCATTTTATAATGCTAGAAGGGCTGTTAAACAAGAAAATTTATACATTTTTAACCAGATTGCTCAAAAATATCCTTTTCTTGATTTTAAAAAAATATTAAAGTATATTAATACATCTGAATTTTTAGATTATTTTCGAAACGTATTAAATATAAATTTTGATTGCAATCTTGGGATGGAGGGCGATGATGAACTCAATATGATGCTAGAAAAAGCTGTAGAAACGCATCGAAATTTTTTCTTTGATGCCTATTGGAATCAATGTAAAGATGAAATTATAAAAAACAAATATAAGAAAGAGTTGGGCAGTGTTGCATTAGAAGCAGATAATCTTTATGTATATAAAAAATTAGGGTCAAATAATAAAAGTAGAATGGTCGATTTAAGACGTTTAATTAGATATAATAGACCTTCATTAAAAATATTAAATTATATTTTAAAACGAGAACCTTTAGACATTTCCTCTAAAAACAATATATTAGAAATATTACAAGATAATGCCTATGCAATAACAAATGAACCAACTTTAGTAGCAAAAACGCCAGAAAAAGAGATTGTGTATAAAAATAATCTAAACGCAATTATTGATATACTTTTTAAATATAATGTATTGGACAATGATCTAGTTAGAGATTATGTTATTAGTAAAAATGCGCATGAATTACTAAATTTTATAAATTTGGATAGTCGTTCAGTTGTAGAAATTGCGTCTACGGTAAAATAAATTCTTTAATTATTTTAAAGAATTCTTTATACAACACATATATCTCCTAAACGTTTTGTTAATGGAATCACATTTGGAATGCGTGATGGAAGTAAATCGTCGATTACCGAACCTTTCAATTGTTCAAATGTATCACCATATCTTCTTCGATCGTGTGGGCTAGAGTCGATAAAATGCGCTTCGTTTTCCAAATCTTCAAATTCTGATGGAACAGTTTTTATACTTGCCATTTCAATTTCATCGTCGCCTAAATATCGTTGAATATCAGACATTTGTATCCCTTTACCCAAAGAGTATTCTTCATATGTCAACTCTCCTAGATCGTTATTAAAGAATACCAATTTTAGGAAAACTGAAATGCCGAGACCAAATACCGCAAACGCCCATGAATACGATACTTTAGCAAAATATAAAATAACACTAAAGACAACACTAAAGAATGATAGCGCATTTAATTTTTCATTAATACATTGACCTTGTCTAGGGATAATACTACTTAGATTTTGCAATGCTTCTATTGGATCGTCTAACCAAAATTTAACACATTTCATTTATCATAAAAGAAATAAAAATAATTATAAAAATGAAATAAAAAATTACTTGTCATTTTTCAAAAATGGATCTTTTATTAACAGATGTATACGCTTGTATAAATCTAATTGATAAAGACCCATTCATTTACAATCAGATAATTAGACTTTCCAGAAAATTTAGAGAATGGACTCGAAAAAATCCAAATTATGTATTGGAAATGCGCCAAAATATAAGCATTCCCAAAAGGTTTTTTAGTCATTATTCGGGGAATGGAGGTACTATATGGTTACATAGAAACAGTCGCCATTTAAGTTATGACGACGATTACTACTTGTACTATAAAGAAGACTATAACTCGTCCAAAAAATATAAAATAGAAAGAGATATTCATCGACTAGATAAACCAGCAATTGAATGGGATGATGGCGTGAAAGAATATAGAAAATATGGTCGATTACATCGAAAAGATGGTCCAGCTATAGAATTTCCCGACGATGTTCCATGTTTAGGAGATAAAGATATTAAAAAATGCCAAGGTGTATGGTTTTATAATGGAAAGCCGCATCGAGTTGGTGGCCCAGTATGTGAAGGAAGAATGCCACACTGTTTTGTACCATGTTATTTTGGTCTAGGATATCAAGAATATTTACCATTTAGAGAATTATGTTTCGGCCCTCACACAATATGGTGTGAAAACGGAATGTTGCATCGAATTGATGGACCTGCTCTATATAGCGAACTAACAGGAGGAGAACAATGGTATATATGGGGTAAATTGCATAGGAATGACGGTCCAGCAGTTATTGAACGTAGACATTTTCCTACTTATGCTCGTGTACCAGGAATCTATCATGAATATTATAATAATGGTCAACTTACATCTACAATTGTTAAAGATTTTGATGATCCCGATAAAATATTAGCAGTCTACCCCATAAAACCAGAAGAAATCTATTATAACAAAGACGTCTTACGACCCCCAGAGAAACTCGTAGGATTTTGGTCCAAGCTTTTTAACACCTTCAAAAACAAAACTACGACCACCGTCAACTTCTTTTTCAATCTGTGGTTGTTTAGAATACTTTTCCAGCCGTTTCAAAAACTTTTTACAATCGGCAATTGAAACTGGTTCACCTTTTTCACCAATAAGAAAATCATCATCTAATTCATCCACAGGATCATCCAAATGCGCATTTATTCCAACATTTACTTTTACGGGCCCATTTTTATTGAGAAGAGACAAAATCCATTCCAAATTTGCAAGCCCCATCTCAAATGACAAATATGACATTTATATTAAATGTCTCTTTAAAGACGATTTATAATCTATCCTTTAGAAAATTGAAATTTAAAATCTGAAATCAAGTTTATCAAACAATGAACGTTTTTTTAAATGAATTAGAAATTGCAGTTTCTAATAGCGATTATAAAATGACTCTACAATTTATTTTAGAAGGGATACCAGTTGAAGAGCAATTGGTTTATGATGCTATAACTATTCATAATTGGGGGTTCGAGAAATATGCAGCTCATCCTGATAAACCATGGGACTATGAAAAATTATCTGAATGTGCCAAAAAAATTGCTCCGCTTTTAATACAAGCGATTTCTGGGAATTACAAACTTTAAATTATGTTTATTCGTTAGAAGCTTTACAAATTGCTGCTTATGATTTGACATATAAGAGAATCATTGAAATTTGCTTTGCTATGCAAGATTTAGAATTACCAGCTCTCATTACTTATAAAATTGCTAAACACGCATGTCGATTTTTATGTCCAGGTGCCAAAGCAAAAATGAATGATGTGTGGAAAATTATTACAGCAATTAAACATTACAAATAAATATATTGTCTTATTTTTAATAAGACGATTTATCCAGATTACAAAAGAGCCAACAGTTTTTTAGAAACTTGTTTCAAAAACGCTGCCAACTCTTTTATTTTTTCCTTTTCAACAAATATAGGATAATCATTCTCATCCTCAATGCCCAATGTCACACGAATACCATCGTCGTCTTGAAAATTTGTATAATCAAATGATAAATACTCTTCATGACTTAGTTCCATTCTCTGTTCGTCTTGAATAGCAGTGTCTTGACTACCCTCATCGTCGGAGCTGTCATCTGTTTTGTCTGTACTAACCTCTTCATCTGTGCCAGTGCTGTCGTCCTGGCTGCCTGTTTCCTCATCGCCAGTGCTGTCGTCCTGGCTGCCTGTTTCCTCGTCATCTGTTTCCTCTTCTCTTTCATTTGAAACGCGTTCTACTAGTTTTTTCTTTTCTGTAATCATGCAAGTAGAGTCGGTGTGATCAGTTAGGATGTCACAAATGTTGCAATACAACATTTTTTTCATTTATTTATAGACATTTCATTAAGCAAAAATTAACCTGTTCTTTTAATTACAAAATTTGGCTGACAAAACATTTCTTGAATTTTGCAAGTATCTGGGCATTGTTCTGTATTGTAAATTCTGTCATCATGTTTTTTGATTACAAAATAGGGTTCATATTTATGCATATACTTGGTTTCTTTAAAGTCACGTCCTTTAGCAACCAAAACATTATCGATGACTATTGGAGGTTCAAAATATTGAGTCTTTTTGATTTGACCATTTGGTTCAATACCATATATTAACTTCCATTTCATATTCATCAATTTTTCAGTTTTATTTTCAGTAACAACTAGAATTTGTGTGATCATGCCACAGTCTACGAGAGCGCCCATCACCCACATGCCTTTTTCTTTATATAGAGGAGAAAATATTACTTTATCCCAAAATAACTCTACGTCCATTTTATCTTAATAGTATCAATTAATATAAATGAGCAATTTTAAAACGCTTGACGAGCTTTTAGAAACTTTAAGCTTATTAGTAGTAAACTCATTTGATGGTTGGTCTGCAACTATTAATTGTGGACAAGAATATCATAATCTAACATTTAATTCGACCACGTGTGAATGTGAATTTTTGAATTGTTCTCCTCAAGCCGAACAACATAATATTCCATCGGAAGGAGGATTTCTTTGTTTTGAAGATTTGACAAAAAAGTTGGAAACAATTAAAAGTTCCTTTGATAACAAGACTGTAACTATTATGCCAACAATTAGTTCTCGTAATAAGTACCCTCATCTAACAGTACAGTTGACCAAGATGAAAGAGTTTAAATGTTATGACGATGGTTTGAAACGTTTTGACCAAGATCTTTATATAAATGATCTTGATACTTATCAAATTTCTCCAATGAAAAAAGTATACAAGTTTATTGTTCCCGATTATCATATGTGTAAACAAATGTATCAAACCGCAATTCTATTCCCTTTAGTTTTTCTTCCAACTTTAATGTTGGTTAAAAAACTCGGCCTCAAGGTATAACGATCAATTTCATATTGTTAAATATGAATCTCTAAATTTCAATTAATTTTGCTGGTCGTGACCATTCCTTATCATTATATTCAATATCTGTCCATTTCTTTGTTTCTAAATTGTAGATGGAATATCGTGTTAGACAATGTAAATGCTGTACGATATTATCAATTTTATACTGTTCCCCATTAATTTCCAATAATCTCCCTACCAAATTTTTTCTATAGTCCATTTGTTTGTCAACATTTGGAGTAATACATAATTTCATTTCTTTAATTTCTTCTAAATCACACCATTTTGTTTCCTGCCAAGTAATACCATCTAAAACAATCGGCTGAGTAACATATACTGTCCAACCATCTAATCTAAATTTGAAATTAGGATTATGAGAAAATTCAAACGGGATTATAATACGTTGGTCACTTGTTTTCAAAAAAGGAAACACATTACCATCAGTTTTTAATCCAAGAAACCAACCCATTTTTATAAAAATAAAAATGTATTTTAATATTCAATTTTAAAATAAATGTATCAAGAAGAAGATTTTAATTGCAAGACTATCTATTATCAACTGTTTTGTAATCTCATCTCTCTTTTTATCTAATTCTTTAAGCTGTTTGTATTCAATGTAAACCTCTTGTGGATCATCTGTCCATACTTTTGTACCATCTGGTTTGACATACCAAATCTTGTAGTAACCCCATTCAATATCATGATTCCACTTATAATTTTGTGCCAACTCTCTCGTTAACTCTTGTATGTCCATTTCTATTTTATTATTTTATTTTAATATTGATTTTAATATTCAATATTAAAATAAATGTATCAAGAAGAAGATTTTAATGAACTTTTATTTTTCATTTTTTCCATAGATCTTGTTGATTTTCTTTGAAATAAAGAAAATGACTTTTTCAGAACAACTTCTCGTGTTCAAAGAAGGGTATAAACCCAACAAACTTGCATGTCCACAATCCACTGTCAGATGGAAGGGACAATCAAGCTAAAAATTATCCATAATGGATACGCTACTGTTCTAGTTAGGTGGCGGACACCTAAAAACTCTTGACGCTTCTTGATTTAGAAGCGTCCATAACGATGCTAGTGATAAAAAAATGTTAGAAAATGCGTGCTGATGTGCTAAATGCGGTTACCTCTTAAAGGATATAAGAACAAACTCTACCATGGATAAAGCGCCATATAGTAGATAAAGGATCTACTTTTTGACTGTATTATCTCATGGACGTTTGTTAAAGAACTACATCCATCGCCTTAAGAGATGGATGTTCAATGTTTTAAATGAAAAAGTATTTGCATTCATAACAAAACTTTTTCATCTATGTTTTCCTGATGTACAGGAAAAAACTTGTTGCTATGGCAACTTATCCTTATAATTGATTTGCTAAAAGCTGTATATTTGCATCATACAATACAATTATCATTATGCAAAAACTTGCAAGGCGGAAAACTTGCAAGGAGTGATGTTTTTTACTTTTCATCGCAAAGGGTTCATTATATTTCTTTCATAAACCACGAAAGAAAGAGGAATACTCCTCTTATAATGTGTAAAATTTATTTAAGGAATTTTTCAAGTTGGAACAAAAATATTTTCATGCGGGATTTCTCTAAAAAACCATACAAAAATTAAAGATATAACAATTGCTAATAATAGCTCATTCTCTGTACACATTGGACTCATTTATTATTACGGGATTTTTTTAAAGTGTTTAAATCGTATAGTTGATGAAACCCCTGTAGCCCCAGCTTCTTTTAAAGCCGCTACGACATCATCTACAAACCTTTCTAACATTGAATCGTCATTCCATATGGTAACGATTTGTGCACCTTCGCATCTTTTTCCTATATCACATTTTAAATATTCAGGATGAGCTTCTTGTAAGCCATAACTTGTACGAAAATTTACTATAATTGTATTGTATCGATTGTGATCAACATGATCATATGATATAGTAGCTATTGTATTACCCATTTTATATATACATATTTTTTTAATATGTAATGTTTTTAATTTTATCAATTATAGGAGCGACTTTCCATGTCACCTCTTCCAAAGAAATATCGCTAACAAGTGTTTCAAGAGACTGAATTACTTCAAGAAGCTGATTATTAATTTGAGTTTTTGCATTATTAATATCTGTGTAATCATGATTAAATTTTCTTAAAATCGTACTATGTGGCACGTCATATGAAGATTCAAGGTACTTTTTCATATCTTGTAGCGCGACATCAAGCTGGTTCATTTATTCCTTTGAATTTTATATTTTATTTTTCAATTTAATAAATAATTTTCCAGATTGTGTAATAGGATACCATTCATAAGATACTTTTAATATATCTCTTAATGCGCTGAAGAATAGTGTTAATTTGACTAATTTGCTGGATAAACAAGATGATATTCCTTACGTTTTAAAGCTTCGACTTCCCAATCATCCATTACTTTCCATCTCAATCTGACGTTTTGACCGGTCACCTATATAGTCATACATTTATATATACATATTTTTAATAATTGAAAATTTAATTTAAAATATAAAATACTAATAACATATGATTTTATTATTTGATGAGGTGACAAAAGTTAAATGTAAAAGGGGCGGAATTATTCCATATATTAAAAAATATGGAGAAATTTATTTTTTAATGGGTGTAGATTCTAAAACTAGAGAATTATCAGATTTTGGAGGCGGAATTACAAAAAATGAATCAATTTTGATTGGAGCTATTAGGGAATTTATGGAGGAATCTAAAGAAATCATTAGTCCATCTAGTTTGAAACCAGTTTCGTGTGCCATTTTTGATAGAAGAAACGATATCTGTATTTTATTTTGTGAAATTTCAGATGATTCATTTTTTGAACAAGCACATACTCTCTTTCATTCTTCGCAAATTGTAAATATTGAATCGGATGAAATGTGTGATATAGTATGGATTTCTCTACCAGATATGATTAAAAACGTATATGCACAAGAAAGCATCATTTGGAACAGAATCAAATATACACTCGCCAATAACGGAGATTTTAATGATCAATTAATAGCAATGTTATAATTGAAAAATAAAATTACATTTTTAGAAAAATGTAAGCATGAGCAATACTATTTCTACAGGCACCTTTTATTCCCTAGGTTTACCACCAGATTGCAAGGTAATTGGATGGGGCGATAATTTTTATGGTCAAATCAATTGTCCAGACGAAAAATTTGTTGCAATTGCAGCAGATTACCATCATTCTCTAGGATTACGAGCAGATGGTAAAGTAATTGGATGGGGTTCTAATCGGTATGGTCAAATCAATTGTCCAATCGAAAAATTTATTGCAATTGCTGCCGGCTACCAATATTCTCTAGGATTACGAGCAGATGGCAAGGTATTTGGATGGGGTGATAATGAGGATGGTCAAATCAATTGTCCTGACGAAAATTTTATTGCGATTGCTGCAGGTGCGTATCATTCTCTAGGATTACAAGCAGACGGCAAGGTAATTGGATGGGGAGCTAATTCTGAGGGTCAAATCGATTGTCCTGAGGAAAAATTTATTGCGATTGCTGCAGGAGCATTTCATTCTCTAGGATTACGAGCAGATGGCAAGGTATTTGGATGGGGAAGTAATGCTAATGGTCAAATCAATTGTCCAGACGAACCATTTATTGCTATTGCTGCAGGGGCCGCTCATTCTTTAGGATTACGAGCAGATGGTAAAGTAATTGGATGGGGTTCTAATCGGTATGGTCAAATCAAATGTCCTGATGAAAGATTTATTGCGATTGCTGCAGGTGCGTATCATTCTCTAGGATTACAAGCAGACGGCAAGGTAATTGGATGGGGAGCTAATTCTGAGGGTCAAATAGAATGTCCTCAGATAAAGTTTGCATTACCTTATGATTTTCTATCAAGATTAAATAAAAATGTCAAGGCATTATGTTGCATCCCCAAGTATATAAAGATGGAAATTTTAGAAGATTATACGGGATGGACATTTGGAACTCTATATTACTTGTAATTCATTATATTCATAATGAAAACTTTAGAGAATTACTTCTTCGATTTCGTCGACGATATTTAGAATACCAGTCATTTCAGCATTTGTTTCTTCTGCAAGAAAGGCTGCCTCTTCGCGAATATCTTCAAGTAGTTTAACGACATCACACTGATTCTTTAAAACAGCGGCAGCCGAAAGAAAAAATGTAGAAGCACAACCAAGACCAAAACATAAAAGAT